CACTTAATGTCATGTTGTTTTTTTGCGAACCTATAAAGCTAATCCAAGCGCCGATATCACTTAACGTCATATAGTCTTTCTGAGATCCAATAAAACTGATCCATGCTCCTATATCACTTAATGTCATGTTGTTTTTTTGCGAACCTATAAAGCTAATCCAAGCGCCGATGTTATCAAGTGTGAGATTCGACACCTTTGAACCGATGTAGCCAATCCAACCGCCGAGATTATCTAACGTTAATCCGCCTGTTTGTGATACTTTTGATACGCTGCCTTCCAAGTTGTTGATCTTCCTGTCTGCAATCTCGTCCTTTTTACTAGTGATAGCTCCAACAAAATCCAACTTTCTTATTGATTCAGGTATTTGATTACTTGCTTTGACAATACTTGCGGATACTCCACCAACCGTTCTCTGGTTTTCTGGAATTTCACTGGTATTAAGTGATCCTGCCTTTAAATTCACTTTAAATTCCTTGTCAAACATGTTTGTTAAAGTATTGCTGATTCCCAGTGTGAATTTATCAGATTTTAAAGATTCAGTTACGCTATCCAGTGTATCTCTCAGCTCATCTGCAAGTGATTTCCAAACTCCAGTCAACTTAATCCCTTTAAGCTTTTGAATTAAGCTTTCTGTATTGGTTGTTGCAGATGAAGTATTATCTCTATAGCGTCCCATAGCTACTTGCAATTTATCTACAGTCTCTCCAGATGTCTCGACAGTTCCATTTAATGATTCCATGTCTTCTTCCATTGTTCCAAATTGAGGATTCATTTCTCGCATGACTTGCCAAAGTGCTTCCTCGTCTTTTGTAAGATTCTGAAAGTCAATGGAACCATCTCTCACTTTTTGTAAAAACTTATCAAAAGTTTTTTCCCAGGTCTCGATTGTTCCACCGTATACATCCACTCTTGATAAAAGTCCATTTAATATATCAGCCTTCCATGAGACGGAATCATCTATAAATTTGGTTTTTAATTGCTCAAGAGCAACTACGGCATCGCCGTAAATCTTAGAAGCATCCTCTAACGCACTTGAAAATCCTTTTTGAATAGCTGCGTTTTTCTGCGTTTCAATAAGTTTTTCAAGTGTATCTTTTGTTCCTTGATAAGCCGTCTGTATGCTTCCAATTTCCTTAGCAATATCTGGTGCGTACTTTGAAATTTGTTCGTAGTAAAATTTGAACAAGGACTCATCCTGCGCTGATAAACTTCCATTCTTTTTAAATTTCTCATTTATTTCCCAAAATTTGTCCAGCGAATCCATTGCCGAATCAAAATTACTAAGCTCATCTTGTTTAAACTTTGGCCACTCAACATTCAGCTTTGAAATGGCTTTGTTAAGGTTATCAGCTATAGCGGTATACTTTGTGTCATTTCCCCCAAATATAAGCCCCCATGCTGCCTCAAATAATCCAAAAAACGTGTTGACAACTATATTTGCACTTGTTTTTAAGATTTCGCCCCAGTTAATGCCCTTAATGAAGTTGTTTATATCAACTCCAAGAGATCGCCAATTAAATGTTGCTGCAAACTCGTTAATTGCAGATAGTGCACCTTTAAATGCCTGGCCTAGCGCTTTTCCTGCTTGGCTAAAATCAGTCTTAGCCAAAAAAGTATTTGCGGAATTTGCCAGTTCTGAGCCTATTCTTTTCCAATCAACCGTTACTGAAAACGTAAGTAAGGATGAAGTTGCTGTATTCATTCCATCGGATAGCATTGTGCCGATTGCTTGCCAATCTACCTCGTAAAATATGCTATTGATTCCGTTCGAAAAATTTCTGGATATTGAATTGAAATCAATTCCTTCTATTCCTGTTGTTAGTGCAGATGTGATTCCATTGATTCCAGTCGCAATGGTTTGCCCAGTTTTTGTGTAGTCTCTATCTGCAAAAATGCTATTGATTGTACTTGCAAGTGCATTACCTGCTTCCTGCCATCCTGTAGTGCCGCTAAAATTGATTTTAGACATATCTACTACAAATCCATCAAGGAAGCTCCATAAAGCCTTGTATTTGGCATTCAGAGTCTTTCCAAGGCCATCCCAATCAATAGTAGCTATCGCGCTTCTGAGTCCGCCTGACATAAATTCGCCAAGTGATGCCCAGTGAGTTGTGTCAATAAAGGTATTGATTGCACCTACGGCTGTGTTGACCGCTTCTCCAAGTGTTCTTCCAACGCTCTTATCAAGACCTTCCGTCTCAAAGAAGCCATTTATAAATGTTCCTGTGACTTTGGCAATTTTGTTTGCCTGCTCCTTGATTGGCTCCCAGTCAATGGAATCAAGTGCGTCACGGAGTTTCGTTCCAACTATTTTACCGATGTCAGTAAAATCGGATTTCGCCCAAGCGTCCTTTACAAGATCTGCAAAGTTAGATACCGCTCCTGGTATATCCTTTTTTGTAAAAAGTATAGGATCTTCCGTTCCTGAGCCGTTTCCAGAACCACTTCCGCTTCCACTTCCTGAACCGCTGTTGGCTGCGTTATCGAGATCTTCTGAGAACTTCTCGATTTCGTCAAATCCCATTAACTCACGTTTTAGCTCATCGGTCTTGTCTTTTAACTTATCAGTTGCGTCACTTGCTGCATCTCCTGCAGATGCTGTGCCGTTTAAACTGTCGCGATAGTCTTTGATGTTTTTTACAGCTACCGTATATGACGTTTGCCCTGTTATTGATGCTATGAAAGCACCTACGGCATTGATTCCTGCAACTGCATAATCTACAATTTGGTCGATAATTGGTGCAACAATATTCAGTATCGGCTCAAATGCCGCAGCTACGCTATTTCCAACATATGACATATCGGATGTCAGCAATGACAAGCTCTTATTCGCCCTATCGCTAAACATAACAAGATTGTTGATTCCGTCCTTGATTCCTGATCGTAGTTTGTTAAACAGCACATACAAAGATCTGATTCCAAAACCGTAGCGCAACACAGTTGTAATTCCATGCTTTAATTTTTTGTTAAAGTCTCCGAGACTGGCTGAGGACTGGCTGAATGGACTCTTTAGCCCAGATAGTGCATTTTTGCTTGAGCCAAAATTTAAAAACTCCCATGACAACTTTGCAAAGCTTTTTGTGAACGATAATATCTGCTTGTTTACTTTCATTGCAAAAGATCCTATTTTGCCAATTGCACCTGCAACAGATATCGCCTTTCCTACAAATCCACCCATGATGCCTGCCAAATCACTTATATCTGATTTTAACTGGGATAGGCTAAGTGGCAATTTTTGCATGCTTCGGTTCAGTCTGTTGATATCCTCTGGTGTGTCTCTAAATATTGGTGGCTCTTGTGAAGCTTGTTCAAGCGATTGCCTGTAAAAACCTAAGTTTCCTGTAAGCTCACTTATGCTAGAGCTCATATGGTCAATAACCATGTCAGACGTTTGCGATGCATTTGACAATGCTTGCAATGCTGTTTCTGACAATTGACCAGTTTGTGCAAATGCTCTAACCTCATTCTGTGTTAATTGCAGAGCAGAATCCAATGCAGACAAGCTTTGCTCAACCAAATTTACATGATTGTTTAAATCATCTATTGGTGCAGAAGTTTCACTTGCGGTACTATATTCTCTGAGGGTTCCATGCAATGTTGACAGTGCGTTTTCTATGCTTTCAGTTGCAATTCCTAATTGCTGTGCTGATTGTACAATCATAGTTCTGGCCTGTGAGCCAACCCTATCTGCTGAAGATGGGAGTGATTGCAACATATCAAATAATTCTGATAATTTTTGTTCAACGGAATCAGTTGCAGTACCTAAATCCGATAGTGATTCCATTAAATTTAATTTTGGTGAATTTTTTTGTTCTGTTTGTAACATTTCTAGTGATTCTTGCAAAATTTTAGTTCTATATTCCTGCATATCCCCTAGAAATGAATTATATTCTGCTAACCACTGTTCACCTTTTGTAATGTCAGCTCCATTGCGTACAGCTTCTAGTGCTTCTCCAACCTGTTTGATTGAGGACCTTGTTTGTGCAAGCTGTTCACGGTATTTTAAAATTTTGTCAATAGCTACATCGAGACTTTCGTTGTTGTTATTCCATGTTTCGTTAATAGATTTAATAAGCTCGCCTTTGTAATTTATTAGCTTTTGATACAAAGACTGTATTTCGCTTAGTTTTGTAGGAATATTGATTTCATTTCCTTTTGCAGTCGTCTTAGCAATTAAGCGTTCTGGACTGCTAGATCCTAGTGCATATTTCAATTCAGAATCATGTACTAATTCTCTTATTGTTTTGCTTGCACTGTTTTTAATATCGGTAGTCTGTTTTATTGTTTCCTGTAATGCTTTTATGTTCAGCTTTGCAATTCCAGAAAAATCAATGTTTTTCAAAGAAGCCAGTTCACCCAAGCCAAGTTCTTTAAGCCCCTTGAATGCTCCTGCCAGACCTTTTCCATCCCCTACAGCGTTCGCAACAGATTCAATGGTTGACCTTAAATTGATAAGGTCTTTCATTTCACTGTTCACAACATCGGTTACAGTCTGCTGTTCTTTTTCAAATGCTCTGGTCTTCTGCCCGATGGCGCTTGTGACTTCTTTTACGCTTTCTGTTCCGCTGTTTTCTGATAGTTTTTTGCCACCATAAACATCGTTTTCCGTAATCCCATACTTCTCGCTAAGGTTAGGTATGTCTTTTGCAGCAAATTTTGATAGTTCGGATTCAATCTCCTGTACTGGAATCAAGCCGTTTTTGATAACATCCTGTGATGTCATCACAGCTTCCTTGCGTATATCTCTTAAACGCTCTACTACATCCTTGAATAGATCTGTTGCGTTTTTTGTAGTATCAAATGTGGTATTTATTGACTTGTTCATATCGTCTATGAACGTCACAAAATCCGTACCACTATTTGTTGTGGAAAAATTCTTGCCAAGTACACTTCGCAAGTTTGCAAATTCCCTGTCTGTATTTAAATCGTTCTTTACGCCAATCGGGATCTTTATGTTTCGAGCTTTTTTGATATAGTTATCAAAGACCTTTTCAACACCGTCTAGCTGTCTAATCTCCTTAACGTTCTGTGCGATGGTATTTTTTACATTTTCCATCGCACTTTCTACGTTATCCATGGCCCTTTTCCATGTGTCCTCGGAAAAAATTGAACCCTTCTTTTCGTTAAGTTGTAGGTTGTTAAGCTTAATAGATGCTTCTGCCAGTTCTCTTACAGATTTCTCAACTGCTGCAATTCCTGTCTTGTTGGTTATCCCTGTCAGCTTCGTTAGTCTTTGCGTTAATCCATTTACAGATGTTGAGTAGCGGTCAATTCCGCTTTTGTTGTCGCCCAATCCGGTTAGGGATTGTTTCAACGCTTCAATATCAGATATAGCTTCTTTGATATTTGTTTTAGCTTCAATCCGTATTGAATCAATATTTACCTCACTCATTTTATCCCTCCTCCCTTAGATTGGGCTCTCTGGCAAGCCTTGCTTTTCAAGCTGCCTGATCCTTTGCTTCATCTCGTACACTGCGATTTCCTCATTTGACTCCGCATTGCCGTTTTTGCTTTTCTTCGCTTCCTGTTGTAAGAAAGGCATATCTGGATATTCGAACGGTGGTGTATGCTTACCTTTGAACCACTGGCTGTTACCCAGCGTTGATAAGATAGACATTCTCACATACTTGCCAAGCATGTGGTTTTGCATATCGACTTGCTGTTGATGCAGCTTGTAAGCAAGTTCATATGGTTTTAACTCACATGGACACATATCGCCTATTTTTTCAGCAGTAAAGCCGTATTGTTGCGTAACACATAAAAAATACGGAAGCAGCTTTTCATCGTAATAATCAATTGGATCTATTACTCTGTTTTTTGCTCTTTCGCTTCTTTCTCCGCTTTCATCTGCAGAACCTCTTTCTTGAAAAAACCATTCTGCATTACCTCTTTTAGCAGCTCTTCAAACAGCTCTTTGATACTCGAATCTTCCTGATCGGTATACTCATCAATCAATTCACACACCTTTGCTGTTGCCTCTTCCTTGCCTTTGTTTGTGTTGTAATCATACCCAAACTCATCCTTATGCCTTTTTTGCAGTCCCACAAGCAAAAACTCCGGAACCATATTAAGCACCATTTCGATATCGTCAATAAGATTACCATTGGACCGTTGAGCTTCATCATCGCTGGACTGCTGAATTTCTTTAATCTTCTTTAAAATTCCGCTCTTTGTAGTTGCTTCGATTCCAAACTTAATTTCGTAATTCATAAATTTCATAATTCATTCTCCTTTAAACAAAAAACGGGAAGCTCACGCTTCCCGAATATAGCTGTTACATTTCTTTCTTTGCCAGTGTAATTGATGTTGGATAACCATTCTCATCTTCTGTTACAGATACGGTGTAACTATCCTCGATCCACCTTGGAACGGTTACTGTGGCAATTGTTGCTGTTCCTGTGAGGTGATCTTCTGTTGCCTCGTCTGGTGCGAAAGATTCTGTTCCTACAAAAGCTACGATTCCTTCTGAACCTTTTCCATCTGTGCCGTAAAGGATGCAGATATCTAATTGTTTTCCCTCGTTTTTAACTAGTTCATCCTTATATTTTTTTTCAAATGCACCTGGTACTTCCATTGATGCAGCTGCTCTTCTTCCCTGTTCCTGAGTCTCTATCAAATCTTCCAAGGTTGATGTATCAACCATGTTGACAGTGCCGAAAGGTGATGGAATTGATTTTGCTCTGATCAAGAGCTTATATTCACCTGCCCAGTAATCGGCTGCGCCATCTTCCTTTGTCTTTTCTCTGTAGATGATTCTACTTTTTAAACCTACTGCCATTTTGTATTCCTCCTACTAAAAAAGCCCCATCTTGCCGATGGAGCTTAAAAAATATCATTCCAATCAAATGTTCTTTCAAAACGTGCTACATAACGATATATTGGTGATTGATTGTCCGCATATGGTGACATTTTTACATCAAACATAAGTTTTTTTAGGCAGTCCATAATTTCTGCCATTATAGTTCTGCAGTCTAGCTGTGATGTGTTGCTATACACTTCAATTTGGAATCCTGCCACTATAGTGTTGATTCTTGTGCGTTCCAGATCGGAGTTTGCTTCGCTTCCACCCAACTCATGGACGTACACGCAGGGAAAATTGCGTTGTGAATCATTGCTTATGCTTGAGGTGGTGTACATTATTTGTGGATATCTTTTCTTTAGCTTGTTGTATGTCTTGCCTTTCACAAGGGATAATACCTTGCTCTCAAGGTCGATGACCCATTGATTCTGAGCCACTATCCAAACACCTCCCTTGCAATTCTTTCAATATCATGTCTCATTTGCGTTGAGGCATGATACATGAATGGTCTTGATGGCATACCTTCTGTGAAGTACCACTTTCCATCTCCGCCCAGATAATACCAGCCATATCTACCATCTGCCGTTTTTCTAATCGTTTTTCCTTGCGCATAAATAGCCGGGAGCTTGCCTGGATACGGAGTAGTAGCACCTATAATTCCTGTTCCCATCTCTACAAAGATAGCATGTTCTGAATCAGCTTCTACTGCAAAGATAACTCGCTCTGCGTTGTTCTCTATCTCGGTTGAGTGAATGCTATTTACAAGTTCACCAGTGAATACTGCATCCATCGTCAAGACTTCTTCTGTTGCTTTTTCAACTCCGTAATCAGTAAGCTTCTTCATGAAAAGCTCTACTCGCGTTTGGAACGTTTTCTGGTAACGTTCCAACATCCTTATGGCTTCATCTACTCCGCTCACCTTTATTTCCAAAGCCTTTGCCATTAGGTTTTTTCCTCGCTTTGCTGCAATACCTGCAGATAGTAAGACGTTTCATTCAGTGCTTCATTCATGATTCCACTCACTTGGTAATCAGCAGAATTTTCGTCTGGCGATCCGTTTGGTTTCGTTTTGATTTCTGAGTGTAGCCAGATTCTTGCTCCAAACGGCAAGCTAAGTTTGTTTCCGCTAGAGTCTTTTGCATGTTTAGCTAAGATGAGCGTAGCATAATTGTTTGTACTATCACTGCCCCATGCTCGCATGACAGCGTTTTTTAACTGCGATGTGATTGTTCCCCAAAACTTTATAGGATTGCTGTAAAGCACTTCCATTTCACCGCTTTCTTTTGGGATTTTTTTACCTTCGTCATCGGTATAAAAATATACTTCCCCATCAGCTCCAACATAGCTCTCATACTGAATGTCACCGTTTTCATCTCTCAGATATCCAGGTGCTTTCCCGACTTGGTGCGAATACCACATCTGTTGGCGATTTCTTCTACTTGTCCGTGCCATCTTTCAGCTGCTTGTATACCTGATTGACACCAGTGCTGGACAAACCTGATACAATGCCGACAGCAATTGCATTCAGAATATCCTGCGCCGGGAAGTCTGGTATGACATACATTCCTAAGACTCCCAGAATGCCGCCAAAAGCACCCACAATGACCGGAATGTAATTATCCTTGACTGCTGGAATTGTCTTGGCTGCAAGCCCAATTAAATAGCAAATAACTACAATTGCAATCACGGTAGTCATGCTCGATATATCCATTTTATTTACCTCCTCCACTCTTGATGTGTAACTCTTTGATCTCTTCATACATCTTTTTAACCATACCGTTTCCGCCCAAATCATGATAAGCTTCATACATTTCCTCGAAGTTCTGATAAGCATAGGATGGTATCTCCCCTAGCCGCATGTATTTTGTGTGATACTCGATCAGTTGCACACGCAATAACAGCATGGTTCCTCTCTCATTCGCGTTCTTGTCTTTCTTCTGTTGCTGCAGAAGCCAAACAATGTATCCTAAAGCAATCGGAAGGATGATTGTGTATGTTTGTAATAAAAATTCTTGCATCTTTATATCTCCTGCTTATATTTTTGCATATTGCCCACCGCCGCTTTAATATGCCCCCTGCCAGCGTATTCACAAGCATTGCAAACACACTGGCGAACATCCTTCTTAGACCTTAGACTGTTGCTAACGGTATTATTCCAGCGAACAACGTTTTTCTGTCTACCATTGTTCGTTGAATGGAATCCTCACTGTGCTGACTCTCACCCTCAAAGCCAATCGAGTTATAATCGTACAAAGCCAAATTACGAATCTGGCTATAGTACCTGTCTAAATCTTGTGCAATCATTCCGTCCGTGTATCCAAGTGGATATCTTCTTTTGTCTCGGACCTCTCTAATTGCACTTTTGATTTTTTGCTTGAGTAGCGGTTCCGAAAAGCTGCCGCCTTCTTCATCATTTGAAAGCTCAACTTGCAAATCAAAAAAAAGCTCGTCTGCAAGGTTGTCTGTATAACTCATACTTTCTCACCTCCATCAAACAGCTTTTGGTTTCTTACCTCTTTGCTTTGGCTCATCATCAACTTGCAACTCTGGAATTTCAATTTTCTCTTCCATCGGGACGTCAATCTCTAGGGCATCGCTTTTTTCTTCCATTGGGACGTCTTCGCCAGCTGCATAGTAGATTCCCCCAAACTTGATCATGTGATCAAATTTCATTACTTGACGTCAAGTACAAATGTGCTGTCGATGCCCTCATATGATGGAAGCACAATCTGTGATACGCTGGTTGTTGTCTTAATAGGTGGTCCCTGCTCGGTTTTGGTCGCAATTGCAATGCGATTGTCAAGCATGGCAACATCCACACTTTTATTCGACATCAATGTACGCTCTTCCGGTGTTACACCATAATATGTTGATCCCAGTGTTCCTGCACCGATTATGGTTACTTTGTCATCCGGATAGAACTTTTGAGTCTCTCCCTTGTAGTCGATGTACATCTTGTCATAAATGATAGGTGTCAGACCTGTCTTTCGCGTAAAAATCTCCTTAACGGTTGCTTCATCGGTAAAATCAACCGTCTTGCCGGAAGAAGTGATTAAAGCGTTCTTGATCTGCTCGTTTTCAACGAGGTAATCAAAGGTAGTACTGTTCATCATCGCATAGCGAGGAAGTACTCCGATTGATTTTAAATATTTAGTACCCTGCTGAACGTCTTTTAACGGCTTCGCCGTGTCAGGATGGTCCCACGTATCAGTGCCTTGAATTTTTAAATAATGCTTTTGCTTATATGTTCCATCGCCATCGTAATCGTAGCCATAAACCATATTGTCACTCTCTTGCTCCCCGGTTCCTATTGCGATAGATGGTTTTCCGTCCTTTGGTGCAAGCAGTGCCATTCGCATTACTTCGGCGGCGATTTCTGCGCCATCAATAAGCCTTGCAGCATCATTGTAAATTGATGATATAATGTCTCCGATGAATGGACTATTAGCGTCTTCGATCTCCATAAGTCGCATTAAATCTTCCTCTCGTACAGTCATACTCTCACGGAAAAAGATCATCTCTGTAGACTCCTGCTTAAATCCCTCACGGGCTCTGATCATCGGAATTGCGTCAAAATTACTTGGCTTTAAGATGGCGTTTAAGCCTTTGTGTGTCTTAATCCATTTTAATGACAAGCCCAGCTTCTTTCTGTTTGGGAAAAAAGCCTTTCCGACAAAGCCCATGGCATTACTTGGATCTTGTGTACGTCTTGCGGCAACTGCCTGTGAATCATAAATATCTGTAATTAAAACTGCCATTGCTCCTCCTTTTTTACTCAACCACGATCATAGGCAGGATCTTAGTTAAGTCTGCATCATAAGTGATTCCTGCATTCTGTTCTGCTCTTGACTTGTTAATGTATGCCTTTTTAAGAATCGTTCCTTGTGGCCGATGCTCATACACATCAAAAAGCAAGATTCCAGCTCCGCCTGTCCATGGTGTTGCTGCAACTACTGTTCCTGTTCCACTAATTACACTTCCTGCCTTTACAACCTTCTCTCCGGTATCACTATCAGTAGTGCTGACATCTGTAAAATCAATAGTCATTGGCACTCCTTCGAACACCTCTCTGTTTAAGATCTCTGCACTGGATGGACGTATCTCGGTTGTTGCATATCTCATGTCTCCTCTTGCCATTTCTTGCTTCCTTTCTTTACATGTATTGTTTCAGCACAGACTCGTCGACTTCTGTTGAATATGTCGGTAGTGACTTCATGAGTTCAACAGCCTTACTCTCGTGACTATCTCCGTGCCCTGCGTTAACTTCGCCACGCTCTGCCAGAAACTCCTGCATCATCTTTGACTTGAGTGTTTTCATGTGCTGTCTCAAGATTTCGTTTTCCTTATCTCCGTCTCCATCAGCTCTTGCCTCGGCGTACTGCTGTGCTACTTCCTTAGACATTTCCAAAGTGTCCATGTATGTATTGGTAGATTTCATAATCGTCAGCTCACGCTGCATTGCCTTGAACTGCTTGTCTCTCTCGGCTTCCGCCTCTTTCTTTGCTTCCGCTTCCTTCTCTTGAGCAGTCATCTTTTCTCTGAGCTGCTTTGTTTTGGCTGCGTTCTCAGATGCAAGTGCATCAGCTTTGTTTGTGAGTTTCGCAATTTGTGCGTTTGCCTGTGCAAGCTGCACCCTTAATACATCAGCATCGGTTTCCGGTTCGTGATCATCACCTGATCCCTTTGGCTCTTCATGAGTTTCAGCCTCCGGTGTCGGCTCTGCAAAAAGCTGCAGGTTTAATTTTCTCTTGGTGGCATTGCGTTCAAATGTTCTAAAAATCGGCTGAGTCTTCATAGATTCATTCCTTTCTGCGTTTGTGCGGTTCTCTCCGCTTTGATTTGTGCGATTATTAAGCTCTTCTCTGAGCTGTTTTGCTCCTTAAAGTCCGTCTCCGACTTGTTTGCCCTAATTTTGTGCAAACAAAAAGCCCTTCAAACCTTCGTTTAAAGAGCCTGTTCTTTGCATAAATTAAGAGTACGTCACCCAGCAGCGACAATTGATTACTTCCTCCGGGTTAGTAAAAGCAACTGCCATATCATGTGGATACCGCATAAGTGCTTTGCCTACTAAAAAGTAGTTGTTTATTGGTATAGTCGTTTGATCTTCCTTGTGGTGTGTTTCACGTTCTTTTCCGTCTATAATTGTGTTCCATGTTTTGTATGTTTTATTTCTGGTTGCCTCTTTGAAGTCTTTATGATTCAAAAAATCAAGGGCTGTATTTTCACTTATCAGGCGTATTCGATCTTCTGAGACATAATATTTTTCGTTGACATGATCCGCAGTTACCTGTGCTGTAGATAAACAAAAATCTGATATATAAACCTTTGTCTCGCTGTCAAGATCAATATATCGTGCAATCCATTTCAGCAATTTTGCTTCAAATTGTTCTGCTGCTTTCTTGGCATCAACTCTACCTGTTTCCTTCATAATCAGGATGAGTAAAATTAAAAAACGCATATCATCTTCAATTTTATTTGAAAATTCAATGCGTTCTTGTTTTTGCTTTTTTGTGATTCCCATTTCACCAAAAAATCTATTGTATGGCATGGACCGTATCTTTTCGATTTCGTCAAATCCAAATATCTGTGCCATATCATCACCTTATACTTTCCCAGTTATAGGGCTTGTTTCCAACTGATCTATTTGCCTATCAGTTGGTTCACTGTCTTCCGCTGCTGTGGTTCCGCTTGATGCAGCAGCCCTTTGTACTGCTTCTATCATTTCCTTGCTGTCGTTCCATGTAGCCTCGGTGTCTTCAAAACCGTCAATAAATTTAAGTGCATGTCTACCATGTACACCAGTCTTAATGAGGGTTGATAAAGCATTTGCTTTGACTGACATGTCGTAGTTCTTTCTTCTTGAGAAATGGAAATTGATGTCTCCAACATGTACTCTTTTGATTGGATCATCGTCTTTAAGCACATTTGATGGAGTTAATTGGAGTACTTTTATGATAAGTTTAAGTTCCTCTCGCTGTGCCTTGCTCACAATCTGCTCCTCACGCACAGCGTCAATCTCAGCTGCACTCCATCCACTAGACATATCCATGGCGGTTCCTGTGGAACCGCCACCTTCTGAATCTTGTTGTGTAGGCACTTTGCATTTTTGTAAAATTCTTCGCCAGCGTGTATCTATCGCTGTTAATGTTGCGTTTGTATCAAATGCATTAGATAGTGCCTTGATTTGCGGTGTCTTTCCATCTGGTGTTGTGCTAGTAAGCAACCATTGCCCCGACTTCACTTTTATAGGCTTCTTAGTTTTGGGGTCAACCGGAAAATCAATATCATTGCCCCACCATATCTCCTGAGTTTGCTGCGCTGTAAGGTTTGCGAAATCAGAGACTAGCGTGTTAAGTTCGATACAATCTGATATCTGCCTCTCGAAGCAGCCTGTTCTGTCAACAGATCTCTCGTATTCAACTATCGCAATTTTTTTGAGTGGATTTAATGATTTTTTAACAATTTTGCCTTTTGAGACTTCAAAGCGCATCTTAGGAGTAAAGCACGTAAAATATTGTTCACCATTGTCCGTTCTGTATGTTACTCCCATTAGCTTCTTTTGTTTGGCATCATTGCTATATACGCAAAAAGCATATCTTGGATCTAACGTATATATATCCACAAGAGCTTCGTCATCTTCTTCAAAATCGGTTTTAACGTCAACAAGTCGGTATCCCACACCTACTTTTTCAACAAAATTGCCAAGCTCCTGATTCTTGTAACCAATGTCGCAGGCATTTGTAAGCATTTCATTAAGTGCAGATATTCCTTCATCGTCTAAGCCTGCTGGTGTTTTATGTGCGTCTTTGTCAGATCGCTGTATCAGCATTGCTGGTGTTCCCCAGAAATACGCCATTTTGAAATCAGTAATGTAGTTTGCGGCATTATCGGTTACTTTAATATTGATCTCAGGGCGAACAATTTTGGGTCTGTCCAGTGGTTGATCGCCGGCTTCAAAATCTATAAGATATTGCATCTCTAACCGATTAAATTTATGCTTCTCATATGCTTTTGACAATTCTTTGATTATGTTGTCGGCAGTAATTTCTTTTGCATCCGTATATATTTTCTGTCTTCCTTTTAACGTCCACATCCTGTTCGCCCTCCTTTCTTAATAGAATCTTTTGCCGCTGCTACTTTTGGCTTGTATCTTTTTTATAGGCTTAACCGACTGCACAATACCGTCTTTTGTAAGAATACAAGTCATTTGCTCGCATTTCCTACATTGCACTTCAAAAGCGTTTGTCGCTTTCTTGTCATAGTGGAAAATAATCCTTCCACAATTGGGGCATGTAATTATCTGGCTACTCATAGCGTTTCCGCCGACAGCAGCATGGAGTCCTGCAATTTATATACTTCGTCCTGGAAAGACTCGTAATCGGAATTGCATTCCTTCCTGTTCTGCTTGTATAACTCATGGTCGTTTATCCAGTTGCTAAACTGGACTTCTTTGGGGTTGTTTGAATTGATTGATGCCTGAAACGCAAAAATCACTTGATCATTTACTGTGCTGTCTCCTGACAGCGATATACTCTTGCTTCTAATCGTTAACATGGCCGTCTGCTACTCAAAATATGTGTAAATATACTCATATCGAGAATTGTAGGTTCTCACGAACACTACTTACTGCTTCATCGTGTATGCTTTTGACGAACCGAAATTCTGTCTACTCACAAGTTCTTGTACACTCCACAGTCGTTAATTCCCCAGATAGCCCCGGGTACATACTTACGGTTGCGTTCAATTATGCAATTTCGTAAGTTTCTGCATCTTTCAAATTAAGTGCCGCATTTCGATCACGATCTTCTACATAGCCACAACTGCATCTGTAAATTCGATCTGAAAGCTTTAAATCTTTCCTGATGCATCCGCAACTATGACATTTTCTTGAAGACGGATACCATCTGCTTACTACTCTTAACTCAATTCCTTCTTCACGGCATTTCGTCATGAGCTTTTCTCGAAATTCATAAAATTTCTCTGATGCCACCGCCTTTGAAAGATGTCGATTTTTCATCATTCCTTTTACATTTAGATCTTCAATCGTTATATGTGATGGTTTGGTTTTCACAATCGCTGCAATTGTCTGATTGATATAATCGGTTCGAATCTGATTAATTCTTTGATGAAGTTTTTGTACCCTAAGCTTTTGTTTTTGTATATTTGCTCTTTGAGCAGGCTCTCCTTTCTTTATTTTCTTTAAATTCTCATATTTGCGAGACAGACATCTCTGCGCCCGTCTCAACTGTTTTTCAAGCTTTTTGATTCGGCTTGTTTTGTTGATATTTTTATAAGTTTTACCATTTGAAAGAACCGCAAACTCTTTTAATCCAAGGTCAATTCCTATTCCTTCTGTTTGATCTTCCTTCGATTTGACCTGCAAATCTGGAACATCCACTAAAACTGATACATAATATCGGCCCGCTTTTTTCGAAACGGCTCCGCTTTGAATCCGCCAGCCATTTTTTGTCGTTGGCAGATACCCCTTTTCCTTCAGTCTCACCCAGCCAAGGGTGGGAATGTTAATTCTGTGCCGCTCACAATGGCAGTCCTTCGGATTATTCTTTACAAAATACATCTTTACATCTGAGATATCTTTCTTTTTGAATTTAGGAAATCCACTCTGATGTTTAAAAAATCTTGTAAATGCAGTACATCCACATTCAATTGCATGTTTTGTTGACTTTGAACTGACTTCCTTTATCCATGAATATTCAGGATGTGTCGGCAGATATTCATTGTTCAGCCATACGCTAAAGGACTTTCCACTCATAAATTTTTCTCCCTGCTCATAACGTTTTAAGTTATGAGAAAGATAAAAATTGTATAGATACCGACAGGTTCCAATCGTCTTATTGATTTTTGTTACCTGCTCTGGTGTAGGATTGATTTCCGTCTTGAAGCTCTTTAGCAAGTCCATCATCTCCTTTGAGTATTTTTAGACACAAAAGTTTATTTTTGCCAATATATTCAATTACATAGTGTTATCTCCTTTTTGGGTAATAAAAAAGCGCCATACATATGTAAGGCGCAATTAACTTTATTTCATACTTTTCTATTGTTGAGAGTATCATAGTAATAGCATGTATTCAAGATGATATCTTGTGTCATTTAGTGATATTAAATGATAGGTTTTAGTGTTATAGGTAACCACGAAATTCCAATTAAAATGTCATAGTTAATATTGAATTGTTTTTTATCTGTCTACCAATGCTTTCCTTGATTGATAGCTTGATTACTCTCTTGATTACTCTCTTGATTACTCTCTTGATTACGGGAGCTTTGAAATCCGCATAAATACTAGTTTTTTGATATGCATAGGTAACCAAGAAATTCCGCATGAGTAACCAAGAAATTCCGCATGAGTAACCAAGAAATTCCGCATGAGTAACCAAGAAATTCCGCATGAGTAACCAAGAAATTCCGCATGAGTAACCAAGAAATTCCATAAAATATAAAAAGGTAACAATTTTATATTTACAATGGTAACTTATGGTGCTATAATAAACATAAAAGTAGAGAAAGAGAGGTTTTACACATGGCTAGAAAAAAGATTGGGCCAATAACCAGTTTAGGAAATGGAGACAAACTTACTGTTCAAAAAAGTTTGCCGTTGTTTTCCTTGTGGCGTTCCGAGCTATCGCTTGCAGAATTTAAGATACTTGACACTTATTTATCACGAATAGACAGTCACAAGCCAGACAGGAGAACAGTTGTTTTCGAGAAAGGCGAACTTGAAAAAATTTTAGGAGTAAAAAAAATCAACAATCAAGACCTCAAGGCAAGATTAAAGCATCTTATGGGAAATGTAATAGAAGTGCAAGATGATAGTGAAAAACAAGGTTTTAGATTGGTGACGTTGTTTGAAGAAGCAACGGCAGAACAAGATGATTACGGGCTGTGGCAAGTAAAGCTAGAGTGTTCTCAAAAAGCAATGAAGTATTTTTTTAATATTGAAAACCTCGGATATCTTCGGTATAAGCTGCGCTGCATAACATTACTCACAAGCCGTTACACTTATATCATGTTTACATATCTCGAACAAAACCGTTTTCGAAAAAGTTGGGAAGTGCAGCTTGATGAATTAAGGCAAATACTTGATTGTGATAAGGAAGAACTGTATAAAGAATACAAGTTTTTCAATCAAAAGATATTGAAACGTGTTCAAAAAGAAATGGATGGAAAAACTGAATGTCGGTATACATATGAACCCATTAAGAAAGGGCGAACGGTAGTTGGCATAAGATTTGAAGTCGAAACATTACCTATATTGGAAGTGCAAGTTCCAGAAGCGCCAGCGCCGAAAGAAGGGGAGCCAGATCGCCCGATGTGGGAAGCTGCATTGAAAGAATGGAAGTTATCACAGGCACAATTGGACGAGCTTCAAACATTGCTCGTAACAGTGCCAACTCATAAGTTGCCTAGCTGTCAGAAGGAAGATCTGGAAAAGGCTTACTACCAGTATATGGCACAGAAGGCAGCAGAGATTAAACGCAGGAATGAACAGAAGCGCATCCGTAGTCGCTTTTCGTATTTGCGAAAACTCATGCAGGAAGATATAGCATCAAAGCCACCGCAGGAAGGAAATCAGAAATCACAGGCGGTTGCAAGGGGGACACAGGCATTCCAAAACTTTACAGAGCGTAAGAATAACAATTATACAGGCAAGATTATGGACAAGTTGAAAAGTGATTTAAAGGAATTTCAGGAAAATCAAAGTTGCTGAAACATCAATAGCAGGAGAATTTTGCTTCCCCTGCTATTTTTTTATTGGTCCAGATATTCACTCCCAAACTTTTTCTCAAATTCGTTTAATGCTTCTTTGTGGAGCTTAAAAACATGTCGCTGCGTAAAATGTAACTCATCTACTATTTCGCACCATTGTTGCTGTGCAACGTAGCGTTTGAACAGTATATTATAATACTTGAACTCAAGCTGCTCCATTTGAACAATGATTTTAGATTTTAAGTCCACAAAAGAATCAATCATTGAATCAATTTCGCGTTCCATATCTACCAACTTACAAATCGTAGATGCAGTCTTGTCTGTGGCATGTCCAGTTTGCACATTGACATCTTTTACACAACTCGGAACCGAACAAAGCATATTCTTTAACTGTGTTTTTTCATAGATCTTGTTTGATATTTTAAGATCAAGTACGCTAATTTGTGATAGATAGTGTTTTGTATCCATACATGCCTCCAATCTTAATAGATGCTGTTAATGATTCTTGTTGGTCTTGGTTTTCTGCGCTGTATGCGCAGCGCGAAGTTTGCGAATGTATCTGGTACATCATCAAGCTGCTTTTTCCCACTGGTGGAGTACTGGGCCAGAAGAGACATCATTACACCATATGGCTCTTTTGGTGTATAAAGCTTTTTGTCTTTAAAGACAACGTGCTGCAATATCCAGTTCGAACACTGATATATTCTTGCCTCTTTGTTCGTTTCAGTCATTCGAGATGATATGTTACAGATCCAACCTTTTTCAAGGACACGTTTATCAACTTCCAGAGAAACACGGTCTCCGCCACTATTACCCTCAAACTCGCAATCTTCAACCTTGTTGTCAGCAAGGAGATTTGCGGAATTTTCATACTGAGCTTCATAATCAGAAGAATTGCTGCACACACAGTCTACGCAGTAATATAAATCTTTTCCTTCGTACTTTATAAGCACTGGAAGAACAAAGAAATCAGTACCCGTTGATTTTGTATCGGCTTGAGCAGTGATACGTTCAATTTTTGAGGTTGGAAGCTCCTTGTATCGCATAATTTTTTCTTCTGGAAACAACAATCCTTCTCTCTCAACTGGCTGTTGCATGTAAAGACAGTTGTATGACACATCATCCATCAACAGTGCTTGCTTTGCAAAGAACTCCTTTGTAAAGCCACCTATTGCATAGTCAAAATTGCTGTCACCTGTCTCCGGGTCTGTGGCAGGAATAGAAATAACCCTTACGCGGTTGTTTCCATCGTATATATCTATCAGCCTTCCAATAACATCTTGAGTTGACCAACGTGTTGCTTGCATGATCTCTTTGCAAGGATTATTATTGCTATCAACTGTTTTTCGCTGCAATGCATCTACAGTATAAGCTCCCCACATCTTGTCGAGGTAGTTCTTGTTCAAGGCTTCTTCTAGGCTACCAATCATATCATCAGTAAGTAAAAATTTGCTTGCACGAACTTTTCCGGCACTCTTCGCGCCTACAGATGTTGTTTGCAAAGATGGAAAAGGCTTATATTTTCCAACATTGAATTGTTGCATCAGTGCATTTGTAGATGTGATTTTCAAGTCTGGAAAGATATCGTGCCAAGCGTACTCAAGTGAATCATCAACCATTTGATAAACACCATCGTAATACATTCGCGTAATATCACCTGAGTGCGAATAGAACAGGCTGTAATCGTCTGGGAACCAACCAATTACGGCTGAATGGAAGAACTTGAGTAGAGTCGTCTTGCCTGTTCCAGGCGGCATGGATATACACAGAATGTCGTACTTATCATCAAGCATACCTTGATAAGATTCTATAAGCTGGAACTTCTCGAACTGCTTAATCTTTGGCTTGTAGAACATCTTTCGAGGTTCGCGCTTGTGCTCTAAGAATAGTAAATAATCATTGAATATTCTTGCTCGTGCACCATTCAGATAAGTCTGCCAATACAGTTTGTCCCACTCGTCGCCCTCTACTTTTCTGTTGCGGTTGCAGTACCATCGGACATAGCTATTTACATGGTCGCCATACCCTCTATACGCATCAAGGTTCTTAAAATCACGATTTGGTATAAACTCATTAGCGTCAAGCAAAATCAGCCTTGCTCCGCCACATAAGGTGCTGAGCTGGCTGTATGTAGGCTGCATGATGATCTGGCGCTGTATATTCTCCACACGTTCTTTGTGCTGCCTTAACTCTAACAAAAAGAGGCTCCTCCTTTCCTAACACTTAAAGAAGAGCCTCCATTTTGGCTGTTACATAATCACCATTTTGATTATGCCATTTTAAATTTATTTTCTTACTATGTCTTCTTTGTTCACCCAACCATAGACATTATCACCTATGATGTGATACTGATGCTTGCCACTCTCACAAATACTTGTTACAGTTGCAACTTCTGGAATTGCAGTGATTGGCTTATCAGCCCATGCTGACATATACTGTTTATTGCCCGTAAATTGGACTTTATCGCCTAAGTTTATAACTTGTGCGTTGGCATTTGGAGAATAGCTGTAATAGCCACTTCCTGCCTTTGTAAAGGCATATCCGCATGAAACGCCGGGCCATACAATCTTATACCAACCAGAAGCGGTGATTTCAAGGACCTCTACGGCTACAGAGGTCTTGATTGTGTCGAGCTTCTTTGCAGATGTATCTGCTCCTGTGCGGATGTTCATAGGTGTGAGTGCGACTGCTGTTCCAATACCCTTGCCGCAAAAGCTTGTATTGCCTTCTGTGCTGTTCTGAGGCGGTTGGCTACCAGATTGTCCAGCCTTTGCACCATTGTCAAGGACAACTACTGTGTGACCTTGCGTGCAGGTACAGAGAATGTCTCCTCTCAATAGGTAATCTGAGAACTTGGTATACTTTGCATCTGTCAAGATATCAAACAGTTTTGTTTTGTTCAAAATTTTAACTTCTATTAGAGTTGAAAACCACTCAATCTCTCTCTGTGCTGCAAACGCAACACAAGTACGAACAAGGCTGCTGCAATCCGTATTTGCAGTAACATTTACCTTTGAGCAATCCCATCCATACTGTTTTGATTTGTCGTATAGCTCCCATGATCCGTCCTGATTGTAACCAATCAAATTGTTGGCACACGCTGCTTCCATGCAGATTGCGATACGCTCACGGATATTCGCATCCTTCGCGCGAATTATAACCCAACCCTTATCGTGCAGATACCATGGCTCAATCGCCACTTCCTGTCTTGTCTGGTCGCCAGGCTGTCCGCCCTTCAATTTTCCGTTTTCATCAATACGCGCACTACCTACTCTAACCATTTAATTTCCTCCGTGTTTATTCCATATTCTTTCATATTCATCTACCCATTGTTGAGCAGAGTAACAGTGATGTTTCTTTATTTCTTCTCGGACATCGCTCCACATCACAAAATAAGTATTTATTATAGACTTTCGAACATAACAACTGTATACTTGGCTAAGATGATATATATGTTGGTTACCAACAAATGCCTCAGTATTATCAAAGCGGCTTCTTTCATCAGTCAAGCTTCTGTCGTACATTTCTGTAAGCCCCATATATAAACATGCTAGTTTGTAATAGTCCGACTTCTCTGATTCTATTCCTGGTGGAAAATATCGAAATTGAATTTTTTCAGCAGGTAACTTTTGTATACCATCGGCTAAGTTGCTTTGTGGAGTGCAATATTTTAGATTCTTCATTTTCCTCCCATCATTTTTATTCAATATACCAATCTTCTGCTAAAAGATCTTCCACACTTGGGAGATACATCGCAAGCGAACCGTCAATATAACGCATTTGAAGATATGGATCACAATTAAGAAGCCCTTCTCCGTTATCAACTTCTAAATACGCATCCACTGTGCCTATATTACAAGGACGACCAGCTGGCAAGCCTTTGCGATATAAAACAAAACGTCCACTTCCATACCAACACATTCGGGCGACTTTATAACCTTGCTTTAGTAAATCTAGCGCTTTGCTAAATGTGAATAATTGTTTTCCGTTAGCTGTTTGCGATTCATTAGGATTATTCGCAATTTCCCAGTCTTCTGCAAACATTCCCATAAAAATATAAGTCATATTAGCAGTGTCAGGAATATTGAAAAGTTCTTCAAGCTTTCCTGAATCGTGTTTCCCCATTAAGATTTTCTTTGATTTATCGTAGTACCAGACATCATTCCATTTCTTTCTTTTCATTGGAATGCCTTTTTTCATATTGGAAAATGCAGCTCTGAAATCCATAGTGCTTAATCCTCCTCGTAGATGATATCTAGCCCATGCTTAACTGCCGCATCATGTTCGATACAACATCCTCTTGCATTTTCCCATCCTTTGCAGAAATAAGCAGCATGACATAAACTCATATTTGTTAATGATGTTGCAAGGAAACAAAGTGGAATCTGCACCACTCCTCTTTCTCTCATTTTCTCACTGTTATACCACTCGTCTGTAAAAAGGGTATTTACAATTTCGTAGCCCTTTTCCTTCAAAACCTTGATTGCCTTCTCTCTTGTTGCAACAATTTCCTCATCAGTTTTGCCAGCCATTGGTTGTGAAAGCATAGCCTTCTTAGCTCTGCTGTTAAGGGTCTCACTGTTCAAATGCCAAACAATCCAATTATCGGATGCAATGTTTGAAAAAGTATAATCTGGATTAGCTGTTTTTCTAATGTCAAACTCCTCACCATCTTTTGTGTGGATGATGATGGTTTGCTTTTCTTTGGACCAGTACCAATAGCCTGTCCATGACGGAAGCTTTATCAGTGCACCCTGTTTCATCAATCCAAATGCTTCTGAAAATCTCATGTGTACTCCTCCTTTAAACTATTAAGGCTATAATTGTTGTCGCTAAAAATACAATAGTTGTAAGCATAAATATTTTTTGGTTGCGTTTTAGACTATAAAGAGCGTGGAACGCATCTGCAGCGATCAGTTTCTTACAGAAATACTGATTTGTATAATCGTTATAGCGGTCATGGCCAAGTAGATCTTTAAAAAAATCATCTTGTATGCGATTCAGGCATTCGTAACGCTTTCGATAATATCCAGTTTCCCATTCCAGACTTTCTTTTGTATAAATTTCCCAATCATCACTTACTGAGGCTTTCAACAAAGATCTTAAACGTTCATGAGATATTTGAACAGTTGAAAGGTTGTCAAGAGTCTGCTTAACATATTCTGGGTGCAAATACTCTTCACCGGTCCATAATCTTACATTTTGACCATTTTCTGAGGCTTTTAAAGCATCTTCGTATGTCATAAAAGATTTTTTCTCCTTTCCTAAGTGTTTTGTGACAGATTTCTAGGTTTTTCAAGCTTTATCACAGCAAAACTCATTTCCAAACCCTTGTTATGATCCTTTAAAATTGAATGTATTAAGCATGTTTACTATGTAAACGTAAAGTTTACTCATGATGAGTTGCCTTGAGTCCCCATTCAGGCAAGAAATTGATCTCATAATGGTATTTGTCTACCTCGGAACCGGAGATATCTTCGACCACGTACATGGTGTAGTCATTCAAATACACGTAATCTTTCTGATATTTGCCTTCGGCAGTCTCAATAATGACTTCGAGTTCATTTGATGAATTGTTCTTTAATGCAAATGTTCCAGTCAGCTCCAAAAGGACTGTATCGGTTCTTGCGTTGAGAACAGTAAGCTTTCTGGTAATATTAAAATTGTCTGCTTGTGCAGAAATATTAGCGCTTACCTTATTAGCTTCAGTGTCGCAGCCAATGGCTGCACCAGAAAGCATCACTGCGGCTGCAAGGGTAACAATTAGTCTTTTTAATTTCATTGTCCATGTCCTCCATTGGTTGATTCATTAAATCTTTTTACACCATTTGAAAAAATATCAGGATCTTTTTCAAAACAAATGTAATGACGGCCAGTATTCACAGCTGCGATAGCAGTTGTCATACTTCCAGCGCACATATCAAGTACTGTGTTGTTTGGGTTACTATAAGATTTAATCAAGTATTCAATAAGCGCAACTGGCTTCTGCGTAGGATGTACAGCTGATTTCTGGACATCTTTTGGAAACCTTAATACAGATCTTGGATACCTCTCTGTGCTATCGTAAGTTGTTAAACTGTATTTTTGATAATTTGTCGTTTCCTTACAATTCAATTTATGGTTTGCTTTGCTTACCTTTCTGGGATTACCAGTAGACTTTTGTGGATTGTATGTAGGAGTTTTTTTATAAAAAACACAAATATCCTCGTGTGATCTGAGTGGCATTCGGTTTGCATTTAAAAAACCAGTCGGCTGATTCTTTTCCCACACTAGATTGTATCTCCAATTTTTTCTATTGCTTTGCATCAAATCAGCAGTAAACATTCCACTCGCAAACAATATAATAGCGCCTGTGTCTTTGATGATTCTGTCAATTCCTTTCCAAAGCTCAGCCAGTGGAATAGCAGCATCCCATTTATTATGAGTTATTCCATATGGCAAATCTGCGCAAATCATATCAATAGATTTATCTGGAATATCTTTCATGCCAATGAGACAATCAATATTTTTCATGTAGTCAACAGTCATCGGCACACAACCTTCTTGCTAACTTCGGCAACACTGATTCCAGCTGCAGTTCGCCGTACCTCAACGTCTTTACCTTTTTTGAGTGCCGCCGCTATAAGGGCGGCTTGCTCCACAACTTTTGTTTGCAAATCATCTTTAATCAACTAATCCTGCCTCCTTCCACGCTTTATGCAGTTTCTCACCATTCCATGCGATCCAGTCAACCATTTCCTCATTCATCGCCCATGCACCGATAATGCTGTATGAGCTAATTGCAAGTCCCGATTCAGTGAGAAACGCATGGACAATTTCGTGCTGTAAAATATGTTTTACAAGTTCTTCTGACGATGTCGCCATTGAATCATGTTCTGGATCTGTATTAGGGTCTACATAGTAAATCTTCTTGCCGTAAGCGTCACACCATCCGTCCGCGATATCGCATTGCTTATACTGGTCACGGCTTACTTTTACAATTTGGTATTCCTGTCCCATTACATTTACTTTATTTGCAATCATCATATTGTTATCTCCGTTCTACGATTCAATCGAACACATTCCAATACACTGCGGCGTGTCAAAAATCTTTTCTCGCATTCGTCTAGTGCAGACATATCTGCCTTCCTTCCAGTTAATGCGCTCGTCTTTTCCTTCATCACACGTTATGGTTAAATCTCCGATATCAAATGGATTCCCATATGCTTTCCAGTCTTCGACAATGTAGTAGAACATATCTTCGACAGAATCAAAGATTCTCATTTCTGCCATTGCGTCGCATAATGCTCCTCTGTGTGGTCTATATTTCACCATGAATCAGCCCTCCTCAAAAGCATAGTCTTTGATCTTATTGTCAACGAATCGAATCTGGCTCGGATTTACCTCACCCATCGTGCCGTCCTCATACTCTACAAGCCCAAATATCATGCTCATTTGTCCCTCAGGACAACCGCCAATATACAAATCCGCTGCAACAGGCTTTGCAAAATTTTCCCACATATGGAATAACGCTTTCTTTTCTTCGCCATTTTGAGTTACAATACATGGACGAACCCCAAAGTTGATTTCTATATTCTGCATTTACACCTCCTAGTGTACGTGTATACTTGTATCAACGTACATATATAGCTAGCATAATGTACGTGTATATAGCTAGCAAGTTAATACAAGTGTTTGTAGAACAGCATTTCTCGAATGCTACCAGACATGTAGTGTGATAAACTCTTTACAATCACTCCGTGTTTGCTGCCGTAATCAGTTTTTAGATACTCTTCAATCAAAACCTTGTTGCTTTGAAGGTCATCATAGTCATCTTTTAAAGATTCTGGTGACTTGATATAGCTTCTTGCAACTCGTTTAAGGCTCTCGTCTGATAGATTCTTAGCGTCAAAGCCTGTAGATGCTTTGTATTGGTGGTTAAACTCAAAAATAATAGCAGTCAGGCTGTTATATTCCTTGTCAACCCAGTCATTTTCCTGTTGCTCTGTAGTAAATGTGTTTCTAGGATTGTTCGAATACAGTCTGTGAAGCTCATCTTTAAGAACTGGCTCCTTAGATTTGATAAAATCATCTGGATCAACAGTAGGTTCTTTCTTTTGGGGCTTGCCACCTGAGTTTTGAGCACTTTTAGTGCGCGAAACCATGTATTTATCTCTATTGTCAACTTTAGTTGATAATAGAGCATATTCTTTAACAGTATTTTCTGTATTGTATTCTCTGGTAGTATTCTCTGGTATTGGTTGGTCACTAGCAGGCAACGATTGGTCATTTTTGACCAACGGTGGCTCATCTTTGACCAACACGCCTTTAATAACTTTCTGAGACTTCTTCTTGCTTTCATAATTGTCTGTCATGCTCTGCAGCTTATCATAATCAATTGTATACCATTTTGTTTTGTCAAATACTGCCGAGTTGTAGTTTGCAGAGATAAGCAAGCCTTTATTTTCCAAGGAATGGAAGATGCGTTTGATCTTAGATGGATTCCAAAATGGGAAGTTGTCTTCGTGCCATTTCTGGTATGAATTATATACCCAGTATCTCCCGTCTTTCAGATTATGGTTGACTTCTTTGTATTTTTCTAACCAATAGCTGATTTGGTTAAGCACTATGGCTTCTTCACAATCGCCAATTATAACCGCCAGATCAACACTTGTCATAACAACTTTGTCTTTGTTTATAAGCAATTCTTTATAGTTCACTTGCCACCTCCGAGCTAAGGAAAATATTTTTCTCCATAGAATGAAATTCATAGTGGCAATTTGGACATATTTTTACAGTTTTTGTGCCGCCCTTGCTTTTGGGAACGGGGTAGTGATGCTCGTTTAATACATTGCAACCGCAGTTACACCATTCACAAATATATTTTGGATTTGCTTTTGCTTTAAGCATCGAATCCTTTATTTTCTCAGAAGGCATTTGTTTTTGGCTTAAATATCCATGAGACTTTAAAAATTTTATGCTTCTATGTATTGTTTTTAGTGAAAAAAACGAGAGGTATTTTTGCTGGAGATGTTTTTCATTAAAGATTCCATTCTCATCAAAGATATTTGTATCTTCTTTTTCAACACATTTTTTTAAGCCTGCAAGTGTAATGGCTGCGTGTAGATTCAATTTTTTGATTAAATCTTTGTCAATATACAAAAGATATTCATCTTCAAATAAACTGTTCAAATTCATAATTATTACCTCCTGTGCGATAATGTATTCCTGTGATTACAAATCAGTTGCCAGGCAGTCACAGGTTCTGCTTTTCGGGAGCTACCCTAGGCAACTGGAGCGCCGTGAGAAGGATTCGAACCCTCAGTCCTTTTACAGATCACTAGTTTTCAAGACTAGCCCAGTACCATTGTGGCATCGCGGCAAAAGTGGGTAGAGCAGGACTCGAACCTACATATCCGAAGATGACAGATTTACAGTCTGCTGCAATACCAATTCTGCACATCTACCCAAAAACCGCCTATACGGTTGCGGCTGACTTGTCCACAGGTTGATTCTCACGGGGAGTTGCAGTTGCTACTTTGTGGGAAAAGAGAAAGGGATTTCACAAAGAAAGAAAAAACCACATTGTTTACAAACTGCATATGGACCCTCTGGGACTCGAACCCAGACCCGGCTGCTTATGAGGCAGCTGCCCTAACCTATTGAGCTAAAGGTCCATATGTGCCATATGGGACTCGAACCCACGACGCCTTGATTAAAAGTCAAGTGCTCTTCCAGCTGAGCTAATGGCACAACAGGGCTAGTTGGAATCGAACCAACAGTGCAGGAATCAAAATCCTGTGCCTTACCATTTGGCGATAACCCCAGCGTGATCTTATCCTCACAAACCACTGGCTGTCAAGACAAGATTCATGATAAAGAACGTAGAAAGTACTACAGCACTGGCAAGTCGTTCTCTGGATCTTTTCTCATTCAGCCATCCTATAATGCTAGTCAGCATAAAGATGTTGAAAAGAGATGCCAGAACACGGAGAATAAGAACAAACATTAAATATCCCCTTCCTTTCTATGGAGTGAATTTTCAGCTTTGAAGCCATCAGGATAGCGTTCCCAAAGTTTCTTGTTGTTTTTGATTGCAATATTCTCAAGGGTGGTATCAAGTGCCTCAGCAGTAAGTGCCAGATAATACAGCACATCGCCACATTCCTTGATAAGATGTTCTCTATCGAACGGATGCCCCTGAAAAATCTGCTTTTTAAGAAGATCAACAAGTTCACCTGCTTCACCTGCAGTACCGAGGATACCATTCATAAGCATGTTTTCCTTTGTTGCTTTTGTTACGTCTGATGCGGTTCTCATTACACCACGCTGATATTCATTAAATGTCATTTTGTTTCCTTTCCAGTGATAAGATCACTATACGGCAATGTTTCAATCCAGTTGCAAAAATCTCGCCATTCGTCCAGTTTATGGTTACGGCGTGCTTTATAGATGTTTGCAAGGACCTCGTAGTTAAGCGTTACATTTCTGATCTGGTTATAAGAATCAGGCAGCAGCTGAATTAGTTGCCACCAATACTTCTTTTCCTTGGTAGCAAGATATTTTTGCCTGTAAAAATTAAGTATACGGATTGTCTGATTCAACAGGCCGATTGGCGAATGCTCTGCCCCGTGAAATATTGGGAAATCAGATTCAGCACTTTCAAAGCCAATAAGATGCTCTGCTGAGAAATCATCTAATGTAAATTCTTTGGCATCAATTCGATGCATGGTGCTACAACTATTCTTTGAAGTGCCTACGGAATATGTGTCTGCTTCTTTCCACCAATAAAGTGGTGCTGTAATTCTGATACATACCGGAAGCATACGCATAAATTTACGATGATCGGGACCGTATGAAGATAGACGTCGCATAAGTGCCATATCTTCTTTGCCAACTATAAATTGTGGAGACCATGTACATTTATCTGGTTGGATACTATCGCAGGTATCGCAATCACGTTCTTCACCGAGGTGAAGACAGCCCCAATGACTATCACTTTTAAACCATGAATTGAAGGAATTTCGAAGACCTTCAATAGCAAATTCTATTTGTTCTGGGCTTGGTAATACAGCATGTTCTAATTTAATCATAAAAACTCCTCTGCGTTGAATGCTTCTTTTTTGCATTCGATAAAATATTCCAAAATTTTATCAAAAAATACATATTCGAAATATTCAAGAAGTTGACGAGCGTCAAGGTTTTCCAGTAAACAAAGCTCAAAAGCATAGTTAAAGCGGTGCAGAGTACCATCATATATTTTTTTATTAAAAGTAACAGTTATGTGGTTAAAACACGGTGGCAAAGCTTTAGCATCAATTCCAAAAGACTTGCTAAGCTTGATTAGCACAGAAATGCATTTATCTATATCACTCATAGACACTCCCTTCTTATCGAGTTGCTGACAAAATAATTTTGTTATTACATTGTGGACAGACGATGTAAGTCGTACCTTTGCTGCTTAGCCAAAATGCAGATGATGTTTCTATAATTGAGTGCGACGATTTCTGAATGTCAGAAATATCGTAGCTCAAAAGCGCACCGCAACTTGGACATTCAGCTTCCTTTCTTGTACCAGGTCTCAGAATTTTTATCATTCCACATAACCTCCTAGCTTCGCTTTGTGGCAAAATCTTTAAGTGTTCCAAGAAGTGCCTCTTTTGACCCAAATTCTGGAAGATCCAAGATTAAAGCAGCCCTACAAAAGCTGATTGTAGCATCAAGCCCCAAAACAAGCTCTAATTGCTCTAGCTGTTCTTTACCTATAGTATTTGCCACTGAATGAGCTGAAATTGATTGTGAGGCATTCTGTGACTTTACAGCGGTATTTTGAGAACCTGACTTAGCAGCCATTACATCATTCTGCTGCTTAGCCTTAATCATAAAGTCCAAAATGTACTGGCAAAGCTCTTGACGCTCTTTACATGCTTTTATTTTATTTGCATCTGGATTAGGCACAGCTGAGAAATCATTGACCTGCTTTTGATATCCAGAAATAACACCTTGTAACCATGTTGTTGCATTTTCAAATTTTGTATTTGCCATTACTCCTCCTGTTCATCCAAAAAGGATATTGCTTTGACAAACTCGCGAGGGAAGAGGGCTTTTGATAAGTTGGAAGTGCAAATTACGTAAAACAATTCTTTGTTGGCTAGATAGCCATAGTATTCATACTGTGGATCGCAATAAGCCTCTATCCTTTTGCTCGTACCGTCAATAAATTCAACTAAAACCAATTTTGTGTCATTCATTGCTTATTCCTCCGGCATGTAGTAGATATCTGTCAAGAAGCTAGAAGCAGAAATATTTAATTCCTCAAATACCTCGGCTGCTCTGGTTGGAGTCTTATACTCTGCAAGTACCATGTCTTGGTTTGCAGTCCTTGCAAAGATGGTTTCATCACGTCTCAGCAAAGCAACGTTATAAAACTCAACAGATTTGGTTTTGCACTGTGAAATGATTCTCATTAGATAACCTCCTGTTCTTGTGTTCTATCTGGCATGTAACCATTTGGGTAACGTTTATTCGTTCACGATTTATTCCGTGTCCTTCACGGCACAACTGGCAAACCAGTATGTCACCGCAATGCTGACATTCATCGGTTATTTCTTTGGTTGATATTTTCATTTTATAGTTTGAGTATATTATGCCTTGGCGCTATGGCAAAGAAACTGTCAAGGCTCACAGCTTTTATCTTTGCCATATGTGTAGTTACGAGTTAAAAGGGGCTTTTTATTTTGGAAAAATATTTTGGGGACTAAGTAGCCCCATGCCGGGGGCACGCTCTCAGACCCCTACACCCCTTTTTGTGTGATCATCTGGCAGCTGCGCAGCTGGTCGCGGCTCCTGATTCTATGGCGGCAAAACCTAAATTGTGCGTATTTGTATATACAAAAGCAACAGTGTTTTGCTGTCCTGGTCTGAGTATACGCACCATTGACCGTTAAAAGTACGTATAACAAACATTATACGAACTTAATACTATCTGAGAGATTAACACAGATCAAGAAACCTTGACCAATCTTAATTTGAATCGTCAGACAATTTAAAATCCGATAGCTTCGGGGCTTCTGGCTCTGCATCAATGACTTTTTCCCACTCTTCCGCTGTTATTTGCTTAGCTTCCGGTGCTGCCTCGGCTGATAACCGGAACTCCGAGGAGTTGACGTAATCACTATTGTTAGTAAGATCAAAAATTGCAAGTACTGGTGACATCTTACCGACAAAGGCAAGCTGCTTTTTACAAGCCGTTATAATCTCCTTAACGGCTGAAATGGCTTGCTTCCACTTTTCATCACGTCCCTTTTCATATCTGGCTATGGTTCTTCGCGTTGTGCCCAAATAAGAAGCCCACGACTCAATATCAGGGACAACCGGGCTTGCAAGCCCTAGCGCTGCGGCTTCGTTCTTGTCTCGGCAGTAGGCCAGATAGGATTCACTGTCTCGCCTAAACGCTGCTAGGCCTTCAGCTGTGTCCGGATATACTGCGAAGCCCTTGTGATAAGAACTAATGCCAGCATTCAGCACATCATTGATCTCTGTACCTGTCATACTGGCCGCAACCTTTTTTAAACTAGGTGTGCGTTCTCCACTTGGCATCAAATCACCTCCTTTTTGTGTGGGACATATACCTCTATACCTTAGTCCCTTGCTTTCCCTTCTAGCCGCCTTCTGTGCCCTTCTAGCGCCCTTCTGTGTGTGCTCATCGTGTCCAGCTCTCGTCTGTGTCCGTCCTGACTGTGTGCCGTCCTCATCTGCCGCCTGTCTGTGTATCTCTCATTTGCTGGCTGTCTCTGACTTGATCATCTGTCTGTTGTCAGCTCCTGCACTCTGTATCTGTATATACTTAGATACACTATACACATACCTACTTACCAGATATCTATATACAGTGCATACAGATATACATATACTTATACCTATACAGTACATAGAGACATACTATACATATACCTTATACATACTGTACACATATACCTATACTGTACATAATATATATATTATCAGACAATATATTATATATACTCTGTATACACTGTACATATACAGATATTATATACATATACACCATATAATTATAAATATAATATAAATACACTGATAATATATTAAATATATATACCATATACATATACAGTAAATATATATACTGTATATATTATATATATAAGGAAGCGACACGGAAAAGCTGTAGGCCTGGGGAAAAGAAAAAAGCCCACGACCAGAAAAAGAAGCACCGTGTTTTAGCACGGCTTGGAATCTTTTCCGATCATGGGCTATATACTCTATATATCCATATCTAGGCTACATATAAATGCTATATATAGTAGCTTAATTACATAATACAACAATATGAAGTATAAATCAAGCTAAATATTTTTAAAAGTGCAAGTTGCGCAAATTGAATATAGCAATTCAAAAGTCAGAAAACATAAAAAGACAATCCACTTTTAGGATTGTCTTAGAAATTATTTTGCAATATAACTATAAACATACTGCTTTAAAAGCTTTGTATGCTTCAACTTATCTTCCTTTCTCCCAGCTCTAACCTTGCCGGGCAGGTGTGACTTACTGTTCAAAAGTGGCAAGTGCTGCACAGATACCAGCGGCTTCTTCTTTGTCGCATCTGCGCTCAAGCATGAGCTGGTAATAGTCACTGCTTCGCCATCCCCCATCAAAAAGGGCGGCAGCCTCATCCGTTGCCAGTGCGTCAGATTTTACTTGCTGCGCTCTCGCTGTGAACTCATCGTACGGCTTTTCATGGCTTGAATCAGAAATTATATCAACATCAACGCGGCGGTTGTTGTCTGGGTCTTCATCCTCGACAAAATCACCTGTGCAATTTTGCCAGTCAAAAGCATAATCAATGACGTCATCGACGCTATCCACCTTATAAGCCCCTTGACCATGCTCAAAAGAGCCATCAATTAAAAGACCAACACTGAGGTCTTGGCTATACTGGCCATTGCTCCATACTCTCGCGGTAATTTCTACGAGTCTTTTTCCGTCTTCAATCTTCATTTTTTTACCTTTCTGCCCTCGTAACCTCCGGGGCGGGTGCTTTGATATTTACCAGATTTCAACGTCGAGCTTGTCAGCTGCTGCGCTTACTACGTCCTCTACGGTGCCACTGTCGGCGTTGTCGTACTCATCCGCCATGTCGGCCAGCTCACACAGCTTGCGGCAGTCGTCGGGGTTCCACTCTCTGCTAGAATTGATGCGATATGCTACAGCCTCCGGCACGTCTAAATCTTTAAAAAGCTCATGTCCTGCTGCGCCCATGCGGCGCCAGTTGAACTCAACACGCTCGATATACTGGGCGTCTGTGTAGCGGTCTGGCGTTGCCTTCGTCTCTGCGATTAAATCGCCATTTTCCGGGTGATACTCCATCTCCTCAAGCTCTTCTGCTACTTCTTCCATAGTCTTTCCGCCCCACTGGTAAGACTCAAACGGGTCTGCATATGGCCAGTTTTCACGAGCTGCTGCCAGAACTGACAGCCCTGTTCCTGGATCAGCTTCAAAACCGCCAAGAACGTTTACAACCTTGCCGCTCTCATCGCGTGTCACTGCCTGGATACCGCCGCCGTTGTCCTCATAAAATTTTGTTGTATACTGCTGCTTCTTTGACATATCTTTTTACCTTTGCCCCTGTGGGGCTTCCTTTCTCTCTTTGTGCCTTTAGTATAACTTAAAAAAGTTACTATGTCAAGCTTTTTTTTGAAAGTTTTTTAAAATTTTTTCTTCTTCGGCTTGGTCTGGTGCATAGTATATAAGGTGCTCCGGCTGCATGTGCAAGATGCAGCATATACGATTGATAGCCTCAAGGCTTATATGTGTATCTCCTGCCTTAATCTTTCGCCATGTATCCTGCGATAATACGCCGCTTTTCTGCGCTGTGTAGGCTGTAACGCCTGCGGTAGCCAGTGCGCCGGCTACGTCAAATTTAAACTTTATCATATTTGTAGTACTCTCCTTTCGTGCTTGGTGTATCGCTACATATATATAGTAGCTTTTCTACGGCAAAAAGTCAAGAAAAAATATAACGAAAAAAAGTTATAAAAAGTCTTGACATAACTTTTAAAAGTGATATAATAAGGGTGTAAACAAAAAAAGCCGGTTGCACTACCTACCAAGCAAACGCAACCGGCACCAATCAAAAAAAAGAAAGGTAGCTTGATTATACATCAAGCAAAGGGAAAAAACAATGTTATATTCAGAGTTAGCAAAAACTTACAGAAGGCTTTTTAAGAAATATCCAAATATTTCTAGTCTCCAGGATTTTGGCGGCAAGATTTTAGAAGAAAAAACAACCTATGCTAAGCACGGCACGCGTTGGGTTGAAGTGAAAAAAGAAGAAAAAGAAGTACCGGCAACTTATGTTTTTAATGTATTTGATGCAGTACAATTTTTTAAAGACTTAGGCGGATACGAAAAAGTAAGTTGTGGCTATACAAAAGCTGGATATCTTCCAGATGAGCTGCTAAGCATCAGCCCTAACAGAACGGAAAAAACAGTAAGAAAATATTATTTCATTTAAAAAATAAGGTGGGCGAAAATGCCCACCTTTTTTATTTGCTTCGTGCCTGATCAAGTAGCCGCTGCGTCTGCTCCTGGCCGTATATATCCATGATATCAAGCTGATACCGTGCATCAGTCAAGAGCCTTTGCAGGTCTACCGCTTCCAGTTCTGGCGGTGTAGCCGCTGCAGGTTCTTCTGCATCTGGTGACGCTGATCGGATGCTATCGCGGTCTATAGCTGCATCGGCTGCATCTGTCAAAAACTGCGCTAGGCTTTGCCCTCTGGCGGCTGCTGCGTCTAAATACTTTTGCTTACATCCTTTTTTCACGCGGATATTTATCTGCTCAAGATGTTCTTTTTGATACTTCATGATCGCGTTTTTCTGTGCCTCTGAATACTTGCTCATTTTACACCTCCTATAAATAATGGCCCTATTCCACCACTAGCATAATTATAACATAGAAATATAGTGCTAGCTATAGACAAAATAAACAAAAAATCTATAGCTAGCTTGTGAAATATCACAGTTGACTATAGCTAGCTATAGAAGTATAATACAGTCAGAAACAAGGAAAACAACAAACACAGAAAGGAAGTAAAAAAATATGAAAAGAACAAAAAATATGATTTATAAGGCATCCGATGAAGCAAGAGAGCTGTTTTTATATGCTACTAACTCAGGCGTTTTGTATGATCGCCAGATTAAGCCGAGTATCGAAAACCTCAGAAAAAAAGCAAGAAAGGGGACCTTTGATAAAGACAAGGCGGCAGACCTCTTTTATTATGTAGCTACAAGCGCTTCGGCCATGTATGATAAAGATTTTGGATTTAGCTTTTCTGTCCAGCAGCGCTTTACAGCCGCGGTTGATATGGTTGATTTTTACATTGATGAAATAGAAGAGATTTAAGCCGAAACGCCCCGGCTTGGGGCGTCCGTTGGGGATTGCCTCCCGGCGCTGATGATGGCAGGCAAGAAAGGGAAAAGTTATGACAACATTACAAATTATTAGATTGAATGAAAGCGCCCCAGCTATGGCGCACGGTTTCCGTTATAACGTCCAGATCTGGACGAAGGACAGCGGCCGCGGCTGGTGCTACGCCGGAAACGGCAAGTTTTTAAAGACTGCAGGCGAGGTTCTGAGCTATGGCAAGGAACACGCTGATTTTTACAGTGCTGACATGTACAAGGATTTTTACGCCTGTATGAGTGAGGAAGACGTTGTATATTTTGTAGGGGTTTACAAGTGGCACGCCTTCCACGTATATCCAGACGGAAAAATTACAAAGGCAACTGAGCAAGAACGCGAATTGGCCGGAAAATGGCTTGAAAGAGAGAAAGGAAAGCGATGATCACAACAAAAATTGTCTTGCTGGGCGACACTCACCCGGCAAGACTTCGCGGTTATGGTTACAGTGTGCAGATTTTTGTAGATGGTGAATATAGTAATATTTGCAAGCTGTGCCGGACTTTGGCAGATGCTGAAAGCTACGCCAAGGAATTTTAAGTTTTGCGTTTCTTCGCTTTAGGCGGCGAGGTTCACGACCTGGGGACGCTTTACCGGGAAAACCGGAACAAAAAAGAAAACTAAAAGAGAGGTTAAAACAATGATTTTACAGACAGTATCTATCAGCACCGCGCCACGAGAGCTGCATATAAAGCTTTTCAAGGCTCACGGTGATGAGCTGGAGAAGCTTGAGAAAGAAATTGCAAGCCTTGACGCTGTGGCCCTTGTGTCATGGGCGCGAGTATTCGAGGCGGTAAAGACTCCAGGTGTGGTGGCACACTGGGAAGTGCAGCACGAAATTGACGGCAAGGCATACACAGAGCAACGCATATTGCACGCATCCGTAAAAAATCCGGGCTGCATTCAGTTTTCTACGGCTCATATCTACCCAGACGAGTATATCCCAGTGATGGATTCACAGTTTAAAAATGCAGCTGATTTTTTCCGGTATGAAGCGCCACTGTCGGCAGTTGTTATTATTGAAAAGGTTGCGTGACGCGGAAAGAGGTGATAAAATGAAGGTAATCTGGGAACCAAGCCTGCAGATTGAGAAGATGTGCAGCAGTGCAGAGCGTGCCATTCTCTGTCAGAAATCAAGAGGATTCAAGGCAACGATTGAAAAAGAAGAAAAGCATGAAAAAATGCTTGATGCAGTGGCAAAGGGAATTGGTGACTTGTTACTCGGTGTGCTGATCTTCGGCGGTATGGCGGTTGCACTGTACTATGGAAGTATTTGATAGAAGGATATAAAACATTTTGTACAATGTTTGCAATATACAAGCAGTACTGCTATCTTATAATAGTGCATATTGACAAGAGAAAAGGAGCTATCAATGGCAAAGAAAGATTTAACAGGCGAACGGCATGGAGATTTGATGGTGCTGGGAGCTTCCGAAAATAAATACGCTAGTCCTAATACTGGAAAAAAAATAAGCCTTTGGAAAGTGAAATGCTTAAAATGCGGAAATATAAAAGAAATGCAGGCATCTCACTTTTACAGATGTGTAACATGTGGATGCGTAAGAAGACGTAAATACCACAACTGTGTAATATGTGGAAAGTCATTTATTTGGCATCCAAGTGATGCAAAACAATGTTGTTCTGCTAAATGTGCGGCACAATTAAGAAAGAAACACGGCTTGTGTACGCCAAAGGGCACACCTATGCCACCTGCTCTAATTGAAGCTCAAAAGAAAAGTCAATTAGTAAAAGCGACTCGCGAACGATTTGCAAAAGAAGCAACTAAAGTGGCTCATGCTTTGCCAGAAGGACAACCGGTACCGCAAAACAGAACTGCTAAAAAATGGATTTTAATTGATCCTCTAGGAAATTACTATATAGCAGTATCGTTGAAGGATTGGGCTAGAAGAAATTGCCGAAGGTTCTTTGATGAAGATGTACCAGAAAATATTGCAGCTGGACGCGTGCGTGGTGGTTTTACTGCAATTGCAAGTAGTTTACGTGGTGTGTCTTCACGGAGATCTAGGCCAGTGTATACTTATAAGGGTTGGCGATTGGAAGAGTTACCAGTTGAAAAGACCGAAGAGGATGTTAAAATGGCACTGGAAGAAAATAGGAGACAAAATGGCAAAGAGAAAGAAGAAAGTTGAGAATAAACGAATCCTAGCGCTAGAACTGTACAAAGGGTTCTTAAAGGCTGAACCTGATTTGGCTGATCAAGCAAAAGCTGCGATTGAGGATTTTAAAGCTCAAGGCGCAAAATGGGACGAAAATATTGTGTACTGTCCTAATGATAAAATACTGCTAGAAATCAAAAAAGCACGAATGGGGGAGCCAGATGCGAAGTATTTCAAAAGGCTTAGAAATGCCACTGCAGGATTGATTTCAGCAGTGGCAACATGGGATTTATCAAAAGTAATTTATCGCTTTGATGAAGATTTTTATAGTGAATTAAGAGAAACAGAAGGAATAGAAAAAGTTCCGGTAAACATGTTACTTCATTTGCCATATAAATGTTTATGTCTTCAAGTTGGTGATGAATCAAGGTTTACATATTTGAATTATGATTTTGAATTTAAATTATATGAATTAAGGATTGAAAGACTTTTCTTTAATGACGATGAAAACAGAATTGAATCAAGGAGCTATTTTTTAACCTTATCGTCTGATAAATTACAAAAATGCATAGACCATACAATTTCCAGTGGAATTGATAACTATAAAAGAGTGGGGCTGCCGGAGTTTTCGGAGAAATTTGAAGAAACATATAGAAAAGATCGCGAAATATTTCAAAGCACAATACAAATGATTCTGTTTATACTGTCACAGAATGTAGATATTGTCGAGAATGAAGAAAACAAGAAAGCAAGAAAGAAATATGTTCGTTCTGGTGCAAAGGAGATTCCCAAGGTATTGGATGCAGGATACCGTGTGGGAGCTGAAATAAGGAACGTTAGGGAAATCAATGTATACAAGAACAAGACAGAAGCAAATGAACAAAACCTTGATACACTACCCTCTGCCGCAGGAAGTAAAAAGACTCCGCATGTACGCCGCGCACACTGGCATCATTTCTGGATAGGGAGTGAAAAGGCAGGAAACAGAAAACTTGTGATCAGATGGTTGCCACCTATAGCAATAGGAAGCAGAGTCCAGGATCTTTCACCAGTTGTACATGATATTAGAGCATAGTCAAAAACTTCTGGTTAAAGTCACGAATTTTTAATAAAAAGAAAGGAACGGGAAAACAAGAATGAATGAAGAAAAAATGAAACGAGTAATTGAAGCAGTAACGCGGTGCAAGCCACTTGCCAAAAATGATTGGCCGAGAGGGCGTGAAGAATGGGGATGGTTGCTGGATAGAACATGCGATTTGTACAGCAATTATATTTCTTTGGAAAACGAAGCTCTGAAAAAGGCAGTTAAAATTGTAGTTGAAGAGTTTTTTGATTTTGTTGATAAAGTCTATCCAGAAAACGAAGAGCCTATTCCAGGTAAAGAATTTTTTGATTCTGTTGATAAAAACTATTTAGAAGATAAAGGGTATATTCCGGATTTTGCAGAAGAATTATATGAAAAACTTGTTGACGATGGTGGAGATGAAAAAAAGGAAAAAGAAAGAGATATAGAACGTACAATAAACTTGATGATGACAATAATAGAATTTACGTGTCATTGTGAGGAAGAATACTTAGCACAAATGCCTGCCGAAGAGTTAAAAGCATGGGAAACATTAGCAAGGATAGATAAAAATTATAGAATAAAAATTTGTCGCGGATATAAATTTGGGAAAATAGCAGATGGTTTTGTGATCGACGACACAGTTGATAACTTGATACAGCTCCACAAAAACGCAGAAGAGGCACGAGAAAGCGAAAATGCGTATCCATTTAAATGGTATATGCAAAAATAAAAGATATAATATTAAAGTATAGCTAAAAAGTAGGGATAGAATCAAATCTATCCCTATTATTTTACAGTTCTTGACAGTATTTTACATTACTTTACATTATTATACATTATTTTACTGTAAAATAATGTCAAAATCTATCGGCTTTTCTTACGGCGCTTCTTCTGCTTCTGCTGTTTGTATTCGGTTCTTATGACTGTGATATTTCCGACAGTTTCCTCGGTTCTGATGCGCTTCAAACTGCCAACATAGGTTATTATGCTGATTTCATGTTTTTTTCCACTTCTACTACCCATATCATCCCCTCAACTTTCTCGTAAGCTGCTGTCCAAACGATTCTCGATACGTGATTTTTACGTCTGTGTCCACATCAATTGGGCGGCCAACGACTAAAATTTCTGCAGGATGGAGCCGGGAACACATTTCTTTGAAGCCCTGTCGATAACACTCCTTGCCTTGATCGGTAAAGCAGCCGTTTGTGCTGACTGCCAGCGTACTCTCTTCTGGCAGCCCTTCAAAACAAAACTCAAACGTCTCTGTGTTTCCCCAACCTACAGTTGGAATGACGTCGCATCCATTCATAAATAGCCACCATGCAAGGGCGCGGCTTCTGTACACTTGATGCAGCTGCATGACCTTTGGCATAGAGTCGTAGAATGAGAAGTCAGGAGCACAGATGTATTTAAAATTTTCAAGTGTTGGAAGATACTTTTGCGGCTGATTCCACAATGGCTCGAACCGTGCATCATCAATAAAAAAGTGGCAAAGCGCCTTCTTCGGATTTTTTTCTTTTACCGCCTCACAAAATGATACTGCATTAAGCCCACTCAGAGAAGCGTGTACTGGGAGCAGTTTTGGAAAGCCCAGTGGAGTAAGTTCGGATTGATAAAGATATCGCTCACGGAGAACGTCTTTTTGCGTGTGAATCTTTGTGTACATCTGCCTTCCTTTCTGGCACATTGCCTAAAGTTGTGCATGTATTGTGATCTTTATTTTATGCACAGTACCTAATTGTATTGTTTCCTAAAAGTTGATATATAAGTTCGTCTGCAACAGTTACTATACTCCTGCCAAAAAGGCTTATAAAGTCTGCGACGATTTCCTCCGTTTCAATTGGGATAGAGTATCCATATTCCATCGCATGAACGTGTGTCAATTCATGACATAGCACTTTATCAATCATCTGGTTTGACAGATCATTACACATAAAGATAGTCTTTAAATTGTTGTCGGTTACGCCGAGCGTATATGTTCCGTCACTGCGCTGCAACTGCGGATCACCAGGATTGACAAAGCAAACTTGCCAGGTGTTGTTATTTACTGTAAAAAACATTTGATACCCCCATTATAGCACATTTATAGCAAGTGCGCAATTGAAATAAAACCGGGAGCATTTGCTCCCGGCTGTACCATTGGTTATATACGCTGTACCCAATTTGTCATTTTGGTTTTCATCATAGTTTTTTCGGAAGCTGAAAGCCCTGGCATGATCTCTTTAAGATCTTCGTCAATGACGGCCAACAATGACTCAAGCCCTCGCATGTTTGCGTCATTATCTTCTTTAGTGTTAGCTTTGTGCATGTCTTTAGTCTCACTGTATGATCTTCTAGCACGGTCATATCGGCTTTCTGGCTTCATCCCCATATCTTCTACGCTTCTACTATCTGACGGCATTTGGGAGCCTTTACGTGGCTCAGAGTAGTACATGCGCCCAAAGCGGAGTCTATCAAGATCACGCATACGCTCTTCTTCTGGCATATCAGCCCATTCATAATACATTTCTGGTGTCATGTGCCAATAAGGTGGTTCGTCATAACCGCGTCTGCCTGTGGTTCTTGTCCCTCTACCCTTTGGGGCAAATCTGCCGTTAGCGTATCTGTAGCGGTCGTAATAGCGGCGTGACGGGTAATCACCGTATTGCTCAACCATTTCCATGATTTCATCATCGTTTTGCAGCTTATCCATTGCCTCAACGATGCGATAGTCTTTATCAAAGCAAGCAATATTCTTAACGATTTCAGTCCAGTCTTTTAAATCATCAAGATTCTGGCCTTCGAAATTGTCAATTCCGATAGCTTTGGCTTTTTCTTTGACACACTCTAAAATGTCTTTAGCCCATTTATGCATAGTCTACCTCCAATCAAGCAACTCTATTCACTATAAGGTTTGCGTTAGCAACTTCAATAGCAACGCCACTTGTATTCTCAACTGCAATATTTACGCAGCAGCCACGTGGAACACTGATAAAAATGCCTGAGGACACATTGCTGAATTGAGATACTGCAGCTGGTGTTGAAATCATTTTGGAAGCAAGCACTGGCTCACCACTGATAGCAATTGCTAATGATATAGGAGCCACAGTTCCCCCGGCTGGAAGAGCTATATTTGCAGAGAAGCCTACAAAAAACCGTGCCTGACACTGATTTGTAAGACCTCTAAGAGTAATGATCCCACTGCCTTCGCGGTGCTGTATGCAGTTTGAACCCTTAACAGATGTGTTTGTAAAAGTTACATTTTCACTTGCCGCAACTTCCTGTGTTGCGACTGCAACATATTCTGCCATTTTGATACCTCCTTAAAATAAGGGACAGGCTCTATTTCGAGTCTGCCCCTTTGCTGATAGTAATACTGCGTTAGTTAGCAGACATAACCGTTTTGGTTAAGATACTGATATTTAATTTTGTCAGCAGCTGCAACCACTATTGCATCCGCATCCGTAAGCATAGCCATAGAGATTAGATGCTGGGAAAGACGGTACCGGAGTAGGTCTTACAGCGTCAATAATCTGATTGGTCTGCGCAGCCATTGCTGTGGTGAGCAGCGCACTCTGGCGATCCTGTGAAGCAGCTCTGCGAAGATCGTTGTTCTCAGCCTGTAAGGCAGCAATCTTGTCCTGGCAAAGGTAGTCAAGCAGCGCACGGGTATTTGCATTGGCATTGTCAATGATATCACGTGTATTGGTTGCTGCATTATAGTTTAACTGGCAGAAGCCTTTATCAATGGACTGCTGAATTGCATTTGCTTGTGTAGCCATGTTATAATTGGTGTTAGAGATTGCTTCTTTGTTGTCACAACAGCATTGTGCTAACTGTGCCTGCAGAGCATTTGTATTTTGCATATTAGCTACGGTATCAGCGTTGATAGCCTGCTGAATGCCATATCCAGTCTGCATGATGTTTGTGTTGATTCCGTTGAATCCAGTTAACATGCTATTGTTGGCCGCGTAGAATCCGTCACAAAGACCATTGGTAATTCCGTCTAGTTTTCCGACAATTGCTTGGTTATCAAAGCCGCGCTGAATTGCACTATCTGTGTAGGCTGCTGCGGTAGAACCCATTCCGCCACCGTTGTTGCCCCAGCCACCGAAGCCATTACCCCAGCCGAAAATGGCGAAGATCAAAACGATCCAAATAAGCCCCCAGCCGTCGTTGCCCCAGCCGCCGTTGTTATTGCCGTTACCATCAATGCTAGCCACTAATGGTACACTACAGTTTCCTGAGTTAAACATACTATTTACCTCCGTAATAATTTTTTATATACATAATCTTGCAAGAATTAGTATCATTTTTAATATTTTTGTGTTATAATATCTTTGTGCAGATAGGGAATCGCGACCCGAAAATCACAATGCCTAGTGACTTCTGCACGTTTATTGGTAGGCGATTAAAAACACGAAAGGCAAGGTGTTGTTTTTATGCTCAAGTATCACATTTCCGATTATAAAGGGAAAAAATATGGCCATCTTACTGTAATTTCACAATCAAAAAATTCAGATATCCCAAATGGGTTTGATTTCAAGTGTGATTGTGGAAGAATTATCTCCTTTGCTCCTGACAGAGTTATTAAGGGCCATCAGAAATCTTGTGGGTCCTGTTCTTACTCAAGGAAGCCTAAGATCAGCATAGATAATTATATAGGTCAAAGATCTAATATGCTTACAGCAATAGGTCTTTCAGAAAGAAGGCCATCTGATAAAAGGCAGTATATTGAGTGCTTATGTGATTGTGGAAATAAAGTTAGGGTATTGCCTTACCTGTTTAAAAATCACAAAGTGAAAAGTTGCGGTTGTTTGCTAAAAAATAGTCCGGCATATATTGATGGAAGAACTAAAAATCCACTATATGGGCTATGGAAAAACATGATCGGACGTTGTGAAAGCCCAAACCATCCAAAGTATTACCAATATGGCAAACGAGGAATAACCGTGTGCGAAGAATGGCATGACTTTTGGAAATTTGTAGAATGGTCCGAATCTATTGGTGGACGTCCTGAGAACTACACACTTGATCGAATTGACAATAATGGTAACTATGAGCCAAATAATTGTCGTTGGGCAACTTCTGGAGAACAAGCTATAAACAAATCAAATAATTTGAATATAGAGTATAACGGAGAAACCAAAACTCTAAAAGAATGGTCTGATTTGCTCGGAATAAGTTGGGATGTTCTTCATAATCGCCTCCGAAAAGGTTGGACTGTTGAAAGAGCTTTTACAGAAAAAGTGTATAAGTAGTTTTTCTAATGGGTGATAAAATTTCACCCATTATTTTATTCCCAATTGACTTTTTATCTGGCGAACAGCATCATCAACATTTATCCCTTTTTCTTTACAAAGGTTGCGTGCTAATTGTTCTACACCCTTTGTATCGCCTTTGTTTGCCATATCCATAGCATTTTTTAAAATAGGATTGCTCATGGCTTGGCTGTTTCCGGCCATTTGCTGCAAAAATTGTTGTGGATTCCTCATGGCTTGAAATAGCTGAAATGGATTATTCATTCTCATTTGCCTCCTTCTTTAAGCCTCCGGACCTTTTAGGCGCTATCTTAGGCATCAGTTCATCAAACTTCTTTTCAAGACTATCAAATCTTGCCATAAATGCCTCTGTAGCCTCGTCAGATAGCCCCATTTTCATTTTGGACATGTCGGCTGAACTATTCGCCACATCTGGCTGTGAAGCTGTGTACGGCTTATATACAATCGTTCTAATGGTTCCGTCTGCATTCCACGATTTTGCATAGATCTCTGACATGTCTTGCTTTGGGAATACGGCAACTGAGCCGTCCATAGGTACATCGTTCGCAGTAATTTGTTCGACAGCTTGCACGACCTTTCCGTTCAATCCAGCCTGCTGCTGTGGCTGAATGCTTTGCTGTTGATTAAAAAGCGGTTGGTTTTGCTGCAGATCATAACGCGGCTGCTGATATTGATACGGGTAATAACTATTATATTGGCCATACATTGTCTGTTGGTTGTACGGTTGATACATCTGATTTGGTATCGGCATCGTCGATTATCACTCCTTCCTCGTCAAGAACCTCTCCAATAGCCTGAATCATTGCTGATTGATACTGCATTGGAATCATACATACATCTGGTCTTTCAAATATTTTAGTTAAAAATGATTCAGGAAACATCATTCACACCTTCCTTCCTCTTATTCTGACTGTATTGTGCCATAAAAATAAGATGTAAAAACGACAGGGATACGACATGTTAACGACAAAAAGAGCTGCCAGATAAACTGACAACTCTTTTAAAGAATATTTTACTGTAAATAAATGTCAATTATTGTCAAATAAAGTTAAATAATGTAAAGAAATGTAAAATACACTATTACAACATCTGCAATTCCTCTCCTGTGTCCTTTGATGTGAGTTTGATAGAAACGTCATATCCTAATGCTTCAGATATCTGGCGTATATCACTTTCTCTAAAATTATTTAATCTAAGCTTTTTGGACACGTTAGATTGAGAACATCCTAACAGTTTTGCAAGCTGAACTCCGTCCATCTCTTTCTTAAACATTATTGTTTTTACAATGTTCGAAAATGTGTTTTTGCTTTCCATTTACTCACCTTCCTCCTTTGGTTTAAGATCTGCCTTGTAAGAGCTTAAATGTTCTTCTATAGTTTCAAGACTATTGGATTCCTCTGGAATCAATCGGTTGAGATAATATAAAAAAGAATTATAAGCCTTTGGTGTGCAATAATACTTTTCTGTGCCATTCACCGTAACTATTCGACCTCTAAATGATGTTGGGGATGCATTATCAATTAAAGATTTAGAAAAGTCCAGTGCAGACTGCTTGACCATTCTTAGAAAATATTCAAATGCGGTGGCGCTTGATGAAAGAAATCTGGACCAAATCAAATCTAGGTTACTAGAAAACTCATATTTTTTAAGTTCAGTCGGATTCTGCTTGCCACTAGCCATCTGAATGTTGTAGGATAATACACCAATTTCATTTGTGATATAACGGCACAATTCAATGCCGACAGATATGTAAACTGCAAAGTTAGGATCGAGATTTGCTGTAAATCTTTTTGAACATTCATCAACAAATTTCATCGCCTTGGAGTCATACATCATTCCGCAAGTTTGAAAGCCTGCGCTGCTAATTCCGATTAAGCGCAACCATGTAACAGTATCTTGATTGTTGTAAAGTATCTTGTCGAGTAGTTGCCACAATGGAACATCGTTAAATAAGCGAAGTGGTTTAGCACTGTTACTATTTAAAATGTAAAGTGCCATGGTTTCAGCTGTAACACGTTCTTTATCAAAAAATTCCCCACCCAATGCATTAAATCCGGTTATGACCCCATTTTCACGCTTGAGAAATATCCTGCGCGATTGGTGCGTGAATAATTCCGCTGGGTTAGAAGGTGGATCAATCTTTTTGCGCTCATCGGATCGTGGCAAGCATTCCCATATTGGGCAAGGCTTAGGCCACAATTCCCCATTACCATTCTGTAAAGGAACTAGGTTCATCATAAGTGTTTCAAAAAGATTTCGCCCGATTGCGTAAACAATAGTATTTTGCCCCAACCATCCAATACTGATTGACGGCAAACCTGCCCTACTTGGCTTTACAGAAACATCGTCATACCCGTTGATAAAAAGAAGCCATCTAGCCGCTTCTGCATATGTTAGTTGCATTTTTGCTTCTCCACTTCTTGTTGCAAACATTCTTATCTTATTACTGCTTTCCGAAATCTCACCGTTTAATTTTGCTGCTGTGTATTCAGTTCCTTTTTTTGCCTCGTTTACTTGATAAAATGGTGTTTGGGGATGAAACAGCCAAAAACGATCTCTGCATTCCTCTAAATATTTTAAAAACGCTTCTGGGAAATGACCGAGATTCCAATAGCTTTTCCAACGGCTGATTGCTTCATCCCTGTTTGAAAGTGGAATTTCATCACCGTTTGAGTCGAATCTTGCAAATCCAGAATGAGCAATTGCAAGAAGCAGCCGTATCATTGCGACATTTTGAGTATCTGTTTCACCTGCCAAATCCATGTATTCGTGGCTGTGAGTGAAAACATCCGTGAGCGAAACTTCTTTAATGGTATAATCTGGAAGCAATACACGCACCCAGCTTTCGTCAAGCAAATTAAATTTTTTCTTCATATATATCCTTCTTTCTGCAGTTCTTTACTTTATTTAACAGTTCTTTACTTTAAAATAATGTCAAATAAGGTTAAATACTGCTATTTACTAATATATATATTTCTTGCAATGCATAATCTATATTTATGCGGCTCAAATATCCGATTTTTGCATTCCAATCTTGAGCCTGTGCAATCATGGCATAATACAGTTTGTGGCTCAAGTGGGCAGTTACAAAGAACACAAAGTCAGATTTTTTTAATGCAGCGTTGCGCACAGTGCTGACATCTCCTGCGCTGATATATTGCCAATCCGGAAGATAAGTTTTAAGCTTCTTTATCAAGTTTGGATGCCCTCCAACAATTGTACCACTAATGTTTTTTAATTGCTGAATTTGCTCTTTAGATAGCTCGTTTGTAATTTCGGTTTCCGAATCAGATTCCAGTGAAAATATATGCTCTCGTAAAGCATAAAGCTCCCTGCGTTCACCCTCTACCTTTTGCAACTCAGATTTTAGCGCATCATTCTTCTGCTTGAGTAGATTTATCTGATCAGATAAGCGCTGAACCTGCTCAGTACAAGCTTTTTGTTCAGACATCCTGCGTTCTTGAGATTCAGATAATGCAGATTTTGCTTGAAGTAATTCATTTTTAATGCTCTCTACTTCAATATACACGTCTTCACGATTGTGTTGGAAGTAGTATTCTTTAGACTGCTTGTATGCCTTACACATACCTAATATATAGCTCGTATATTTTGCATAAGTCAGGAAATCCTCACGTATTCCTCCTCTTTTTCCGTGCATATAAGCAATTGCTATTGCTTCCAGATCTTCACGTGTGAACTGTAATTCAGAAAAAATAGAAACACTTGAAAGTGATTCAATATCAAACACTGTAGTGTATCCAAATTCCTCATCTTTTGGCGCTAACTGAATCTGCTTAAATAAATCTTTTGGAAGTTGACTAATGTATGATTTTGCTCTTTCCTGAAAAGCACAGTCATATTTCTTTAAGCCTTTTTGTATTCTACGTTCTGGATTATATCCGTAGTTTGCAATAAAGTAAAGTAATTCATCGCATTCTTTACGTTCTTGCACTAACTCTTGTGGCCACATATTTAAAAAGTAATAGCCTGCAAATAAATGGCCATTAAAATTATCGTCCGAAACATGATCTGACTTTGCAAGCTTTGCATAAATGACTTCTCCGATTACACTATTAAAATGAATCGGTTCGTCTTTTGGAAGCTTTTTAAAAATGTTGTATAGCTTTCTGTATCCCTTTTTAAAAAGAATATCCAAAGAAGTCTGTGCTTGTTCATCTTCTGTGTAGCTATATTCGACGATTCCGAGTGCTTTTTTATAAGCTTCTTCTGTTTGCAAAGACAGCTCTTCCGAAAATAAAGTATTGTAATATTCGCTCTGCTTTGCAGCATTATAATAAGCTACAGCATTCTTGCCATATTCACTTTCTAAATCTAATCGTATATGGCGTGCAAACGCGATAGCGCAAGCGTAAAATGGTATCAAGTTTACTTGCTCCATAAAATGCCTCCTTTCTTTAATTTTAGTAAAGAGTTATCTTGTGATAAAATTACCAAAATTTTATTTTTTGATTACGTAAATAGGATCTATTTTTTGATTTATTATAAATCTCATAATGCGTTAAATACATTGCAAAATCATCGCTCCATGCCTTTTCTAATTTGACCTTATATTCCACAATATGTCCAGATTTATATATTCGTATTGCATGATATCTGCCGCATATGTCGCTGCTTTCTGTATGCCATATAAATAAATCTACATACCCATTGTAATAATCTTTTTTAACTTGTTTATACATGTTACAGCATAATTCAGTTGTTGGTAAATCAAATTTGTCAATGTAATTAAATGCCATTGTAAACTCACCACTCGCAAACACAGTTAATGCTGATACAATATCAATTGTTTTCATATTATTAGCGGATAGCAAGCGTCGCAATGATTCTGCAATTGTACAATTTCGTTCGTATATTACATCGTCGAATTTCCCATCTGCGATGGCATTCTTAACGCCAACTATTCTTTCATAAATCTCATTACTTACCATAATAAAATCCTCCTTTTAACAATTTTTAACAGCTCTTTACATTATTAAACATTTTTTAAATGTCAAATAAGGTAGAGAATTATAGATCATGTGTCCGCATGTATTCCTCGATGGCAAAGCAAGCAAATCCTGCTAGGGTGCGGCCTGACTTACGAGCAGCTTCTGAAAAGGCTGCCTTTTGTGATTCAGTGCACGATACACTGAATTGAATCTTACGCTCAGCTGCAGGGACTTCTCTGCGGCCTACATATCCACCATTTGGACCAATCTTCGGAGTTGGATTATATCCAGGCGTATACACTCTGTTTGGATCAACCGGAGCGGAGACAAATACTGATTTTTTTTCCACCGGCTGGATGCTTGGAATTTCAGTTCCACTAGTATCTGTAAAATCAATGCCAGCTGTCACATCAAAAGAAGTAGTAGTGGTGTTATCTTTCTTTCTCATCTCAAATTACTCCTTAATTAGTTCTTCTGCGAACTGCACATAGTCAATGGCAGCGTTACACTTCGGTTCAAAATTCATGAGGGTTGTTCTAGTTGCCTGTGCCTTTTGTACGGCAATGCTTTCACGAATAGTTGTGCAGAAAACCTTTGTGTTGAGTTGCTTGGCAATCTCTTCCAAAGAAGCTTTAACTTCCTGGGCGAGGAGCTGGCGACTCTTATATTTCACCAGCAAGAGTCCTGCAACCTCTAGGTTAGGATTATTTCTTTTCTCTACACCTCTGATGGTTCTATTCAACTCTGACAGGCCTTGAATGGCATAGCGGTCTGCAGTGACAGGAATGATGACCTTGTCAGAAGCAATTAAACAGTTTTTAAGTAATTTGTTGTCAGCCGGAGCTGTATCAATAATAACGTAGTCATAGCCAGTTAATTCAGAAAGAGCGTCTTTTAGTCTAAAATACTCATTCCCATCACTTGGGAATCTTTGATCTGCTGTTTTTAGCTCTGGATCGGATGCAACTATATCACCGATTTCTGTTCTTTGAATGGCTTCCGCAATTGGAAGCGGATCTTCAATATCTAAAATAACATCGTAGAGAGTTGCTGTATCTTTGGACACTGCTCTATAAGTGTCCGTACTGTTGCCCTGTGGATCAGCGTCAACAAGCAAGACCTTCTTACCTTGTGACATTAAAATCGAAGCAAGTGTAGTGGCTGTTGTGGTCTTTGCAATGCCACCTTTTTGATTTGCAATGCATATTACTTTCATTGTGAAACCTCCTTTGTGATTACATTATTCTACATTATTTTACAATTCTTAACCTAATTTAACATTTCTTTACAGTAAAATAATGTTTTTTCATTTCTCAGTTATAGGATACATCGTTAGAACTAAAAAGTCAATAGTTAGAACTAAAAAGTTATAAAAAATATCTTTAAGGTTATACGTGTGGCATTTCTTTACAGTAAAATAATGTTAAAAAATGTTGTAAAAATCCCCTAGCATCATAAATACCAGGGGACTATTTATAGTTGGTTGATTTTTGATTTTATATCGGCAATCCTGCGGTCAACCGTCCTAGTTGACACGGATAACCGGGTTGCTATTTCGCTGATAGATTTGCCTTTAGATAACATATCAAATGTTATCTCTTCGTCCTCCGTGAAATTACTTCTAAGTTTGTAATCATCAAGCTTAGACTGGGTAAGTTTGTGTAATTTCACGGATCACATCATGACTCCTTGATTGTTAGCTCTTTAGAATCAGTTCTTTTGAGAATAATAAGCTGCCTATCCATATCCGGTATCTTCCAATTATCAACAGATTCAGAGTCATCTACGATGATAGGAAGGGTAGTAGCGTATTTCTTCTGAAAAGCCTTGCAAACATCTGTCTCGATTAAGATTTTTGCACCGTGATTAAGGTTTCTAGCGTATGGTTCACCGTTTACGCAGAAATTACATGTTTCTTCCAGATCGCCATTCACAAGCTGTCTGAAAAATTTCACTTGACAGTACTCTAAATACTCGTTTACCTTGCTTTCTAAAAGCTCGTGCTTGCGAATGTTGAAGCGTTTGAGCAAGTCGAGTTGCGCCTGCGTATCTGCAATTAGCTGCTCATTCTTTCGGCGCTCGATGTTAAGCTCTGCAACTCTTGCGTCAATCTTGACATTGATTTCGGTTTTTGCAAGCTCTGCTTTTAAGCCAGATAGCTGATGCTGAAGATTATTTTCTTCTGCCTTGAGCTGTGCAAACGTTGCATTTGCAGTATTTGCTTCTAACTGGCTTTCAAGCTTTGCGATTTCTGCAGATCTGGTTTTTGCTGTCTCGTCTGGCTCTGCTGGAGGTAGAGTGGATATAGCTTTTTTCTGAGCAACTAAATCATCGACAACTCTTGACTTTTTATTGGATTCTTCACGAAGGGTAGAAAGCTCTGCATCTGCAGCATTGAACTTTTCGCGTAAAGCATCAATAGCTTCTTTACATTTCATTCCATCGTCTGTGATTTCCTGCAACTTTTCTTCCTTTGATTCTTCAAAATGCTTTCGCATTTCATCCTGCTGATCAGATGGGTATTCACGCTTGCAATACGGGCAAATCAGCAAATTTTCATCAAATTGCATATCTTTATTGCTTTTCCAGTCACTTGAAAGCTTCAAACGCTTAGTTTCAAGATCCCGAATCTCGGAGTCAATCTGGTGCAATTCATGCTCTTTGGCATTTAAACTACTGTTGGATAGGAAAAGTTCTTCCCTTGCTGCCATAATCTGAGCATCTAAATCGGCAATTCTTTTCCTGTTTTCGGCATTAGCGTCATCAGCGGCCTTTAATTGCTCCTGCTTCAACTTATAAATTTGTGCCTGAATTGCACGTTGCTCATCAAATGCCTTCTGCACATCGGTTTGCTTGCTCTGGTTATCTTTGATTTTGCTTTCAATATCTGTAATCTGGCTGTTTACCAAGGCTTCATTAATGACAATTTTCTGTTTTTCCACCTCATCAATACGGCTCGGAAACTCTTTGCGAATATCAAGTAGTCCTTTAGTTCCATTTCTTCCACGTCTGCCATTCAGCATAGTGTTGAATTTTGATTTTAATTCGTCGACACTGCCATCATCCAGCAACGGGAGAAGAGGGGAGAACTCCGGAAAACGTTCGCAAACCTCTGCATTGGAACACGTTCCAAAGGTGGATTCCAAGATTGATCTGCAGTCGGCGGCACTCTTTGATAAGAGCGTTTTAGCATTGATTAAGCTCGAAAGTGCGCTCACAGGAACCAATTCTTCTGTAATGAAATCTTCATAGTCACACTTCTTTTTAGGAATGTCATTGATATAATAGTCAATAACATTACCTGTGAAGTCACCCTTTTTGTTGTAGTTCTGACGAGAAACCTTCTTAAATGTCTTGTTGGAACCGTTAAGTTCTACGGTCATCTCGACTGTAACCTCAATATCGTTAATCTCGTTACCCGATTTATCGTGTGGCCTGATTCCAGTAATTTCTTCACCGTTCTCACCCCTGCAATTCAGTACCCAAAAAATAGCTCTCTTAACTGTGCTTTTTCCAGATTCATTGCATCCAGATACCTCTGTCTTATTGTATAAATCTGTGTCTACAGCTTTTCCATTGTAAAAGCTGCAAAAATTATCCAACTTCAAATGCTTAATTCTCATCGTTTTCCCTCTTTCTTTCGTCATCGGTTTCATTTGCGCTTGATGCAGCACACAAAGCAACTGCAAGCACACCAGTAATTCCGCCAAATAATAGCCCTGCTATTAAACCAATTAAAAAATCCATACTATTCATCCTTTCCGCTTACAGAATCTATCTCAAACGAGAATCCGGTTCTATCTTCGAGTTCTTTCATAAAACGTTCAATGTCTCCGTCGTATTCCTTTGAGAATTTGCCAACATAGTCCATTGTCTTTTGGATTCGTTTTGCAATTGCCTCAGCCTTCCAATTAGGACAAGTATCTGCCAGGGCAAGTCCAAATGATGTTAATATGATGCTGTATATGTTGTCCACAGCGTCTTTATTTGCTTTTTGGTAGTATTTGTCATAAAGCTTGCGATCAACGTCTCGTGCAATATTTTCTTTTAACAAAGCAATTCTTATGCTTTCTTCCGCACCTGCGATTCGCTGTTCTACGGCTTTGTTTCCTTTTTTTGCTTCTCTTTCAGCCCGTCTCCTTTGTGCTCGTGTCATAAAGCCTCCTTCTAGGTAGTAGACTATTTTAATGTATTAAAGCTCATTATAATTTAAAATAGTCTATAAAACTGCGCTTTGCTTATATATTTAGTTCTGGCAAATACTCTGGTTGCTCGGATGCAATTGAAACCTTTCCCTGCAACTTCTGACATTCTTTTTGCTTCGCAATCTCTGCGGAGTATGATCTTAAAAAATTACTGTGAATAACTGTCTCAAACTGAGTTGCTTGTCCCTTCGCCCATTCTTCCAGATTCCTTGCGTTTCCAACTGTTGACTGGATAATTGGCGGAAGTTTGGCAAACTCGTCATCAGCATGATATGTGCTGTTTCTGACAGCTATCCGAACCAAAGACCATGCTTCCAACGGCGTAGGCGTGTCTGCTTGACTCAAAGCGACTAACTTTTCGTTAATTTGACCGATTGACGGTGGAAAGCCTGTGTTTTCCGAAAGTATGTATGCTTTGAGTGCTACACTAACTTGCTCGTAAGTATAGCCAGATAGCATATTTGCCCATGTAGTGGCAGTAAGCTCTATATCTGCAATTTTGTAGTTTGGATATGATACAGTCATTACCGCCATTAACTTTTTAGCCTCGTTTTTAGTCATCCGTAATACTTCCCAAAATTGCATCAAGTTGTGAACGCTGTGGATTTTGTTTGCCCTTAAAGCTATAGCTAGCATCATGCAGTGGGAAAAGTCCTACCCAGCAGTTATCAACAGACTGGTTTAAAATCTTGATCATAAGCTCGATGTCTCCACCAGATAGATTCTCCAACTTGACTATTGCTCTCTTCAAGGCATTTGCGGTTAGGGGCTTTTTAATCTTTACTCTCATGGAAACAAAATCGTTAAATGCCTCATTCAGGCATTCATCATCGAAGTATTTTTTTGAAGATACGTTCTTGTTTTTTACGTCCATTAGCTCATTTAAATCATCATACAAAGAGATGATTAGCGTAACTGCATCACCCTCGCCATTAGAAGTTAGCAAGCTCACAACGTTTTTTACTCTAGGCTCATAGCCTTTGTTTTTGATTTGAGTTATCAACTCTTTTCTTGTCATTTTTACCACCTTCCTTTCTTTCTCTGCCGTTTATTCATGGCTCTCCTCTGGCAAATCAGCCAAGCTGTTGGCTTCCTGACCTTTTATGTAAAACATTTCCTCATTTCCTGCATTCTGCAGGGGTCAAACCTGCAAGCCGTTAGGCTACCGTGAGGGATAGTGTTTTATCTTACTTTGCAACTCGAAGTTGCAATCAATCTTAGGGCTTCAATGAGGTGCTTCTGTGTATCAAAATAAGTCGAATAAATTGTAATGTCGCAGTGGTGAAGCCCGTCCCTATAAAAGTAAAAAGCTGTCATTTTTTCGTCATAAATAATCGCAACCTTGATTGTTAAATCTCTGAATTTCGAATGAATTTCATAAGCGTCATAAGGGGGAAGACCTTTTTCTATTACTGTAGTTATTCCTGCCTTTGAAAAAGATTTTTGAATCTTCCTAATAAATTTTTCAAGGTTTTTAATCTTCATATCACCTTTTCCTTTTCTTATTCATTATTTTGAGTCTCAAATGCTAGATAGCACATAATTCCGCAATCCTGCATTATTTCATCACTCATTCTTCCTCTGTTCGGGTCCAATTCGTCAAGGAATACACCATTGATACAACTGTGTCCAATGTCTCGTTCAAGCTTCGCACGTGCTGCGAACACCTCTGGGAAGTCTTCTCTAATCTTATTCCAATAGCCCATGCCACCTTTTACACAGCCAATACAGTTGTTATTATTGTAGCCCATATCGTACATTACAGGGCGCTTTATACCCAAGCGATCAGCAAAAGCATGGCAATCTTGCTTCGACAATCCTCCTTCGATTAGTGGAAAACTATGATCAAATTCTGGAAAATTTGCCACTATGCTCTCTGCTCTATGTGTTTCACTTGCATCCATGCCCCACACATAAGTCAAATGATATTGCAAATGTTCGTTTTCCCACTTCTTTCTAACCGCTTTCTTCAACATTCCTGTACATGGCGCTCCATGAGGAGAACTGATGAATCTGTATTTTCTGACCACATCTTCCACGCAGTTAAACTCGGAAGATTTTAAAATTGTTACTTTCTTTCCAATGATTTTTTCTACATCGTGTATAAATCTCAGACTGTCTGGGTGCTGATCAGCGATATCTATATATATCCATTCGTCAACATCCTTTTCCAAATATCCAGCAACAAAACTAGAGATTCCTGCTGATAACCAGCACACTTTGTATTTTTGCATAACACCACGCTACAAATGCATGTATCGTGGATCATAATTCGTTTGCTATCAATTGCGTGTGCAGCGTTTCCACTGCACACCTTTTCAGCCACGGTGTTTAAATTTTCTGATACGCCACCACAGATCACTGCGCATCAACCCGGTTTACCGGGCATTCGTTATTCCTTTCTTCTTATATCTGTAATCAGTACATCATCTGTGTATATTAAGATACCATCTGTGTCTATCGGGACGCCATTTACGTCTGTCGGCTCAACAAATACTGCGCCATCTGCAACAACAATTTTATTTTTGCAACAGGGGCACATTACGCATTTATTGTAGTAACTTTTGTGTTCACAGGAGACTAGTTTGTTAAAAAACACATCAGCTTCTCCGTAACTTAGATTTGCATTACATTCAGGGCAAGTTATTACGTTTTCTGCTTCAATAATCCTGACCATCTGTCTCCTTTCTCAAGCGCTTTTTCTGGCGGTCAACCTTTGATTCTATTATTCTTTCAACAAAATCTCTGTCACCAAAAATCATAATGATTTGGGTTAACATTATAATAACATCAGCTGTTTCCTCAAGAATATCTGCTCTGGCTTTTGCCAGGTCTGTGTCAGGCGTTGGATTTACATTTCCACCCTCCAGCTGAATTGTCTTGCGGCGATGTTTAAGCAGTGCTTTTATCAGCTCACTTATTTCTTCGATTGCCTGGTCAATTTGTTTATCTGCTCCGTAAGTATCAATGCATTCCTGTAGTACTTCTGGATATGCAGTTGTTGGCAATCCTGTTGTTTCGTATATTTTTAAGCGTTCTCGGCTTTCTGCCATTCCAACAAGTGCCATATAAAAAGCAGCGATAAAACTATCAATATCTTCCTCTGGCTTAAATTGCAAATCGTCATACATTTTGTCACTAAATGCTTCATCGTTCATCGTTGATGCCTCAGAATCGCCGTATGCTTTGTTAAGATTCCGTGCAAGCTCCATAAGTGGAATTTCGCGTTCAAAATCCCTGTACCATACATCACCATCTTTTATAAATACGCAATTGTGCATCAATGCTATGAAGTTTGGCGGATTATCAAAAATTGTTTTAACCATATTTTTACACCTCTCTAGCCTTAATTAGCTTTCCTGCCAAGTCGTAATCGTATCCAGAATTTTCTTCTTTTTTATTCATGTAGTCGCAGAACTCCTGGCATTCTTCTTTTGTTGTGAAGAATGTATGCCACAAGTTTTCTTCTAATTCTTTGAAATCTTTGTTGTGATCCACTATTGCATATGCACTACGACCAACTGTGTCGAAATACCCATCTGCAACTTCTTTGTACCAGCCCGTAATCTTTCCACTAGTATCACTAAGCATATATAGCAGATTTTCTTTCGGCTGATATGTTTTCTTGCGTTCTCCGCATTTGCAATCATCGTATACCACGTTTCCGGATGGTAATGTCACTTTGATTTTTCTGTCCTTATCGCATTTGTTACATTTCTTTTTGTACTTGTAGCTCCAATTTGCTGACCACATAACAGTCTTAAATTGTTCCATTAACGCTTTCAGCCTAGCTCGTGCAGCTTTGGTTCCAGCCTTTTTCATTGCACTTTTGTACTCTGCTTTCTTTCTCTCATAATCTTCCTTTATGGATTCAAAATTCTCCTTGATGCCCTGCAATTTTTTATTTTCCTCACGTAGTTTTTCAAGTTCATCCTTGATCTCCTTTTTCACATGTTCCCGAAGTTCGTTTTTAAGTTCTTCGATTTTCTCGTCAAACTCGCTCGGCTCGAAATAGTCTTCATCATCCATGTAATACATATTATTTGACCTCCTTTACAAGCTCTAATACTGCACAAATTACTGCTTCTTTTATGATGCTGTGAATGGACTTTCTATTTTCGCCTACCAGAACCAACTCATGCTTGATTGTATCATCATAATAACAACCGTCTCTGCATGTCCATTTCCCATTATGCAGTTCCACATCATATCCTTTGCTCTTCGATGCCTCCCCTCTTGCAGACCATCCAGCTCCCGTTTTTACAAAATAGCACGGATAGCTCACGAAAGGGTTTTTATACACTTTCATTCTCTGCCTCCGCTCTCAGAAAAACATATGCTTTGCTATCCGCAAAAATAATATTTTCTGGCTGCTCCTTGTGTACCTCTCCGTTCTCGTACTCTACAATTAATTCCGTGTTCACGTCTATTTCTCCTTCCAGTAGAGTCTCTGTCCACACTGATCACAATATTTTGTTGCGTTTGGGATGCACGCAATGAGATAACTGCAAGATTTGCATTTGTAAACTCCATTTGCTGTGATCTTGATTGGCTTCATTGGAATTTGTTTTTTGATTGCTTTAATCGCAATTTCACATGTAGCCTCATGCTTAAAATACTCAATCGCTTGCGCTTTTAATCCATCTTTCCAACACTGCTTTCCCAACTCGTTTTCTGCCTCTCCGATATCCTTCAAAATGTCAAATGTCTCATCGGAATCCAACTCAAATTTAAATTTAATTTGTTCAGCCATTTTCTCATTCCTCCTTATACACTAAAACAGATCACCGGTGTATGTTTTTTAATTACCTTGATAGCCGTTTTAAGTGCACATTCATTTCTAAAATGTTCCATTGCCTCGTCCTGTAGCCCACAATTTTGAAATTTGATTGCAATTTCCCCTTCTACTTTGCTGAGCCCCTTCAATGCGCAAATCGCCTCATCTAAATCCACGGTAATTCTTATTTGCTCACTCATTTTCTTTCTATTATTTGACCTCCTCCCAGTCAATCTTCTGTCCACAATCTGAACAATATGATGATTTCTTTGCAATACTTATGCCACTCCATACTGTGTTTCCACAGCACGGGCATTCCCACACCTCGCACTCGCTTTCTCTCAATGTGTGCGGTTGATCACCTCTGTTTTCATGGACAATAGACTTATGAACCACTTTAACTGGTGACTGAGGAAGCTGCTTCTTTAAGCATTCTACTGCTGTTTCGTAAGCAGTTTTTTTCCCTTCCAACTCTCAAACTTGTCTGCATATCACAGTTACAAACTCGGTGCTTCATGCATTCCGATTCGTGGTTAAAATAATCAATAGACTCCTTGACGTGTTCGTTGTACTTATTCATCTTTTAAATATTTTCTCCTTTCTTCTTGATCTGGAATGTCAGCAAAACGATATGTAGAAAAAGTATTTGCATCCATTGCTGTCCAACTACTTCTACCCAAACTAAAAACAGTTACAAGATTGCCTTGTGCTGCGGCAAAGTGAGCTTTGATCCAGTGACCATTCATAGAATCTCTTACTAAAATTTTAGTATCTACAGGAACCTTATTCCAATCAATCTTTCCTGGCTCACAAGGACTTTCAGCCCAATGCGTAAAGGCTTCGTCACAAGAATATTTTGTATGAGCGAATTTACAATGCCTGCACTCTTTGTGGCACTCAACTATTTGCTCATTTATCAGAGCCGGATGTATTCCTGTTTTGAATAGAATTTCCATTATTTCTTCTGAATACTTTTCTCTATTTGTCATGCTATCTCCTTATGCGAATTTGAGCTGTTTTGCAATTGCTTCTATTACATTCACAGTGACACCATTTCCTGCTTGCTTATATAACTGACTGTCAGAATTGACAAATGCTGCCTTTTCGAAATATTCATCTGTCCATCCTTGCAGCCTAAAACATTCTTTTGGTGTCAGTTTTCTAATTGCTATGTAGCACTGATATTTTTTGTACCAGACAGCATATATGGTTAATTCATCAGAAATTTTTACAAACATGCCTGGTCTGGTATCAGAAAAAGATTTGAAACACATTCCCTGCTTACTGCGTAGTTTTGGAACTTTACTACGTGGTGCGATTATTTTTAGTTTCATTTGCATGGCCATTAACTTTAAGGTCTTTATAACAGCATTGCCACGTTGATTTTTGCCAAAAAATTTTCTTGAGTCATTAGCGTTAAGACAGTGTGCAATGTTGATTTGGTTCTCTATAACATTGCGTGTCATGCTTACCGGAATGTTTTGAAGCTTTAGGGCAACGCCACTATCGTGCGTAGATGCTTTTAAGCACCTAAAGCAGCCTTCATATACTCCGCGATAGAACTCTGGTGAAACTCCAGTATAAACTCCACCAATAGGGCTTATACTCGTGGCAATTCCATGCCTATCTTGTGAAGTTAAAGTAAACATTGGTTCGCCATTCTCTTTGAAGCGTCTTCCGTTCTGGCGCTTTTCTGCGCGATCTGGAGTGAGAACTGGAATTACAACACCACTTGTCTCGGCTTTGTGGTTTGAAACACCTTTATTGTATCTGGCTTGCAAACATCTTGCTTTTTCTGTTAATTCTACCCCCTGATAACTCAAATCTACAAAGCACGGCAAAGCAACATGGTGTCCTCTTCCGCCTTCCTGTCCTGTATCTAATGCCTCGGTAATTCCTTTTTGATCAAACACTTGTGTGTTTCTTCTGAATCCGTCTCGATGGCCAATTATTGAAATACTATTTTCTCTGTCTGTTCCCTTGATAGGAAATATTTCTGTGGCACTTCGTTCTCTAAGATGTCCGATAATGAAGCACCTTTCTCTGTTTTGTGGAACTCCGAAGTCCTTAGAGTTGAGCACTTGCCATTCTGCATCATACCCCCCTGCTCCATTTCAATGAGCAATCTGGCGAAATCCCATCCTCCATTAACGCTAAGCAAATTCTTAACGTTCTCAATGAAAAGGTAAGTGGGTCTATTTTCTTCTTCGAGTTGTCCGATAAGGTACATAACTCTGAAAAACAAGCTTGAACGGTTTCCTTGAAATCCAAGCTGTTTTCCTGCAACGGAGATGTCTTGACAATTGTGGACAATTGCTCCGTTTGCAATATAAGATTCATCTTCTTCAACGCTAAGGTTATATACTGTTTCGTATTGATCAGATTCTGTTGGCTGATACAATTTTCTGCAAACATATCTTCCACGATAATATCCTTTAACCGATTTGTTAGAGATTCTAAAAGCGTAGGTGTCTCTTTGTTTACATTCCCTTCCTTCAATAGTGCACTTTGAATCTCTTTTAGTATAATAGACAGCTGGCACAGGTTTTCCCAATCGCTGTGCAATAATGCACATACCAAGAATGACTGCTGCACTGGTTGATGTTGCTTCTTCTTTGTCGTTTCTGCCATCTCCTGACATGTATCCGTTATAAAAGTATTCGGCCTTTTCTCGTGGCAAACACAGTGCTTCTCTTGGTATTCGTTTTCCATATGCATATTCCCCGAATATACCAAGGTATTCGTATAGTTGGTTATTGCACACATGATACTTCCCACAAGTCCTTTCTTCAGTGTAAGTTCCATGTAAGTTTGCTTCTGACAGTCGGTGTTCAAATTCTTCTCGTTTTTTATCACTGACCGCAAACACAATCCTTCCCTCTCGTGGTCTATCTTGTCTGCGAACTCTCCACCCATCAGCAATATAGCGTCCGATAATCCACCAGATCTCTTTGCTGTATTTGTTTGGTTCTTCATCAGGCAACACCATTGTGGAGTAATAGCTATCATTGAGTTCCTTGACTGGTTTGAACTCAATTGGTTCGGATACGCGAGTGACATAATACGGGTGTTCTGCTGTTGTGCCGGTTGGTAAGATGCCAAATCCGTTGATATCCCAGATTCTTGCGTTGTCTCTCTGCATAACTGAGGTAACTGTTTTCCATCTTCCTTTGTGAGTAAGCACTCTATCTCCGACAGATACGTTTTCAATTGGTATATATCCTTTTTCTGTAAGAATATAAGTTCCTCGAACGAAGCAAGGGAATCCGAAGCACCAGCAGTCCGCTTTTGGAATGTCTCCGGCATACACTCTTCTAATGTCATTTGCATACCATTCTCCATTTCTGTATTCCTCCTTCAATATTTCTTTTTGCCGTTGTTTCAGTGGCATTTTGTCCAGGAACTCTCTCTGCTCTTTGGTGAGTAAATGCATGGATGTGTAACTTGCAGTCGCAAACTTGTCGAACTCGCAGAATCCAACGCATTCATGTCCTGCCAATTCCATTCCTCTGCGGAATCCTCCAATTCCTGCAAAAAAATCAATAAATTTCATTTTTACCTCATAATGTTATAAAAGAATCAAAACCCACAAAAGTATCAGTGAGATAATCCACAATGCTCCAAATAATGTTCTAGTCCTTTTGGGGCCTATGTAGTAAGAAAGCATAGCTAAAAGCAGGGTAACACATAAAACACTCTTAATTATCTGCATAATATTCAACTCCTCTCATTCTTTACGTTTTACAAAGGATTTGCATTCTGTATTCAGCAAGCATCCGTAACCACGACCTATGGTATAGCTCGGTATCTCGTATCCATTCTCACAAACACGACAATATTCGCCACATTTATACTTGCTATTTACAGCTTTTTCTGCTTTAAGCTGATCCAGTTTATCTTCAAGATTTACCTTTGCATTTTTAAGTTCTGCGTTCTCCCTGATTAGGCTATCGTATTTATTTTGGCTCATTATTTTGAACATTCGTGCCACCTCACCCCATAATATTTAAAACTATGATTGCTATGTTGCACAGCAGTATAACGATAAGTGCTAAAATATTCACGATTTTAGCAGTTTTTCCATACTTTAACGGAGATTTGTATGCAGCTCTAGCCATTATGATTTGAACTGCAAGAAATACAAACTCAATGCATAAGATAATGTGCTTAATACTCATTTATTGCTCCCTTCTGATACCTTATTATCATTTTCTTGTGCATCCTTGAAGAATGACTCGATATCAAACCACTTATCATTGATTATATTTCCGATAATTTTTAACCTTCTATCTCTAGCTGCTGCGGCTCTTATATATCTTCCCTTTAAATCGCTCAGCTTTGTAACTCCGACTGTATCCATTATTCTGGCAATAGATTCCATTCCCGGACCATAGCCACTAAATTCTTTTGCTCCCAGATAACCGTGTCCGAGACTATATCCGCCAAAAACGCATGCCCAACCTGCACCTTCAACAACGACATCAAGCGATATACAACCGCAATTTTCCATTGTCAGCTCCGCACCTTTGATTTGCGCGTTTCGGATATTGTAGCCTTCTTCAATAAGCTTATCTTCTGTCCAGATTTTCATGTGTTCTCTCCTTCCAGTTTTTGTCCGCACCAAGGGCAGTACGGATATATTTTTGCTGATGCCGTAAATATCTCTGCCCTCTGGCAGTTCGGGCATACCAACTTTTTATTTCCACAATCATCTACTTTTGATAATAGTTTCATTGGGATTTCTTTCTTATCTTCAATTTTGAAGCATTTCAGTTTTCTGCTAACAATATTGTGATTAAATTCAACTGCTGATTCTTCGTATTTACATACTCCGTACAAAAATGGGATTCCAGCCCATTTTCCGTATTTATCGCACGTTATTATTCCATATGCATTTTCCTTTGGACACCAGACTGGCTGACCGACCATTTGCCGCAGCTCATTTAACGTAAGTGCCTTCATTTCCTCACCTCCTGCATCACTTAGATACTTATTTCAAGGAAGTTAGCTGCTACAGCAGCCAACCCCACAGCACTTCTTACAATTAAATCATGCTTTCATCCTAAGCCATTCAGCTTCTTGATTTTGTTGATACAATCATAATATCCAGCAACATAACCATGGCTGAAATCATCTTTACTTTCATCATGGTTGCAGCCCCCTTCTGGCAGCTTGATTGAATCTACCCAATCCATAGAATAAATCAGGCGTTTGACTTTGTTTCGCGCCTCCGGCATGTCTCTTAACTGTTCATTGATTTTCCTCAGTAAAAATTGTTCGTTAATCATTACTTCTCTCCTCAACCGTTGGAATTGTGTATCCCACTTTCACTTTTTCTGGATTGAATACACAAGCAGGGGCAACTCCATACGTGCTGTCCGCAATGTCGTAGTCCAGACTACCACCCGTGTACACATGGCGAACGTCGCGACTGCTCCTGGTGTCTGTGATATACCGAGGTGTGCAAGTCCACATCCACTCAGGCAGTAATGGAACATTCTTGCGGTACTTTCTGTATTCGTCACAACTCAGGATGAATACTTTGTCCTTGACTGTGCCGTAACGATCGTCACCGTTGTCAGCTATTAAGTCAACCTCATGAGGAATGAAATTATCCTCGCCCAACACGGGAAGCAGTTCACTAAGCAACTTTCTACGCAAACTCGATTCTGCATAGTTGTTGCAACAGTCCTCATCAAAACAATACTCATCTCCATTCCAACTGGATGCCATGATTGCCAGAACTCCACCCTCTACGTTATTGTCCAACACAATCCACTCAAATCTTTTAAAGTAAAAATGACTTCCATCTGGAATTGTTCTAATATCATCTTCTCTCATTTGCCATTTCCTTTCCTGGTTTAGAATCAAACACATTCCCCACTACTTCGCACTTATACCGTGTGTTTGAATTGACTAGTTTCCTCATAATTCTCAACACTGATAAGCTCCATAAACTTATCTCTCTGGCGCTCTGAAACCTTGTTACCCTGTTTTTCGGGCTTGACAGCGATTGTAAGGTGTTTCTCTGCGATAGATGATAATTCCTTAGCTAACGATTTCTTGCCTTGCTGTACGCCCTCTGAATAGGTTCTAGGCTGCTTTCTGTCTCCTATAGTTCCACTTGAACGGTTTTCACCTTGTCCACCCAGGCTAATATTCCGAAGCTGATAGCCATTTTCCGCATAAAATCTGATGTAATACTTTTCCTGTTCATCAAGCTGATCAAGAGGAACATTCATGTGTTCAACCTTCCACCCGTAAGGATTGTCCACTGAATACAGTTTGTGCTTTCTAAGGCTCAGGTCTATGTGCTGTTTGTAGCCAACCATATGACTTGCTAACCTACTAAGTATGTGCACGGCTTGCCCGATATACGCAAACCGGAAACCGTTCTCATCCCTTCTGGTCAAAATGTAGATTCCGCTTTCATCGTTCAGCTGGGGATTGATTTTCAACAGCCGCTTCTTATTCTCCTGCTCTATGGCTTTTGCCTTTGCAATGTTGCTGTATTTATTCATCAACAACCTCTATTTTCTTGATATGATTATTTTCCACACTCTCTCCTCCTTTCACACTTTTTACATAGCCAAACCGACCATGTGAATAAAAATAGCTTATGCTGGCTTCCCGATCTGCTTTCCCATTATCAATATGGCTTTGGCAGCATTGCTCTGCTCGCTTTCTGGCGCCCTCTTCTCCAAATGCCTGTACATCCCAACCTTCTCCGCAAATATTGCAATGTATGTATTTTTTTACTTTTACTTGATGTCCTTCACGGAAATGTTTTTCTATTTCTGCTTTATTTGTGGAGTTCAGCATACAAATCGGGCAATAATAGTAGGTCATGCTTTTAGTTCGTTCAAACTTCATTTTTGCCTTCGTTTTTTCAGCTCCCTTCCAAGTTCTTCTAAGCAAAAGCAGAATGCTTCACAACTCAACTTTCCTAAAGCAGAAACTGATTTTTGCAGTCCTTCTTTGATTCTCCCAAAACAACTCCCCAAATCTGTAAGTGTAGTTGTTTCCGAATCCATAATTTTTTTCAATGGTTCTTCAAGCGATGTCAGTTGCATAGCCTGCTGATACTGCTTTGGATTCATACCATAAAGTTTCTTGAACTGCTTTTTTCTCTGTCTTTTATTCATTGCATGTACCTTCCTTACTTTCTGAACCCAGATCATATCCAGAACTTTCTCTATACGCATTGAGTACGGCACTAATAATAGCTGGCTTGATGCTTTTATCGTCTGCAATCAGCACCATATTTTTGATTGTGTTGTCATTGAAGATGACTGTTTCACATACCCATTCCCCATCTCGCTCCTCAATGACAAAACCCATAGTTGTGATTGGTTGATCTTTGTATGATATCGGGGCACGTCTTACTTTTATAAAAAAGGAAGGATATCGTGCGAACAAATTATATTTATAGATTTCCGTTATTTTCACCTCCTGATTGTGATGTGCAGCTGCTCTTCTAGCCAATCAAGCCCCTCGTTTGTGAAGTAGTATGTGGTGCTTTCCTTCGCTGTTCCGCATCTTCTGCTTTCCATATAACCTGCATCAACAAGTTTTTCAAGTTCTTCATCCTTGCCGTTAAAGTAGTTTCTAGTTGGCTTGAAATGCGTCTTTACATTGCACTTATAAAGCGTTCTCCGTGTGGCATAATCAAGCCCGATTGTGTGCTTCACTTTCTGCCGTAATGTGCAACAAGAATAAGTGCGACCGTCCTTCTCAATCGTGAGATAATCGTTCTGTGGCAAATTTATCATATTTCCCTTTCACCTCAATTTCTAACCAACGCGCTTTAAATTCTTTTTCTGCTATTTTAAAGTTGATATGACGCTTTTCACTAAAAATGGTAATAACTTTACCTCCTTCCTCACGTTTAAACTGCCACTTTTGCTGTGGTAAACAGTCTATCCAACACTGATCGTCAAATATATACATGCACCATACTTTAGGTCTGCACCATCCTTCTTTATCCATTGGATTCTTCCTCGAAGGCTTCTTCCATGGCTGCTGTAAGCTCGTTTGCATCATGGAGTGCCACTTCTGCTTCGCTGAATTTTCTTTTTTCCAACCCGCTGCTAGCCACCCTGATAAGGAAGTCACGAAGAATTGCAGCTGCGTCAGTGCTATAAATATTTACCGAAATGCACTTCTTATCCTTTAATCCGTAGCTTGATACTATTGACATTTTTATACCTCCGTTAATCCACCAAAATTTTTTAATAAATCATTCTTATTCATCCTTAACCTCCTTCGGTTCAAATTTTGGAAACGGCATCCAGTAAACAACATGTGCTCTGTCTTTAAGTGTCATTGGTACTGTCGTCCACTTGCCGTTAATTGTTTTACCTGTTCCAACTACAAGATTATCTTCATCATTAACTAGTACTACTAAAACGGTATTTGAATTTTTTTCCCAAAACGAATTGCACCACTTGTCAGTCCCTTTGAACTTTGCAAATATACTGTCGTGTTCTTCTGGCATTGCTTCTTCAGTGGAAATCCATCTGTCTTTCTTGATTTCATCCGCAAGTGCCGATAAAGTCTGTTCACAGCTAGAAGCAATCTTCAAGGCAAGCTTTTCATGTTCACTTTTGGATGCGAATATATCACACTCATCTATGTACTTTTGGCAAAGTGCAGCTTCTTCTTTTATTTCTTTTAAATATTTCTTCAATTGCTATTTCCATCCTCCTGGTGAATGCTTTTCTCAATTTCTTCATCGGTTCGCACAACAACAAGTGGAATCTCTTTTAAAATGTTTTCTATAAGTCTCTTGAATGCAGCCTTGGCATTTTCTGCGTTCTTATATTTGCCAATTGGGTAATCAGTCGACTCGTTTGAGCCTTTAACGTGTTTTAATAATATTTCTGTTTTTGAAAGTCCGTTAATGTAAATGTCAACTACATTGTCCCAGTTGTAAAAGGCGTTTCTATCCTGTCTTACAATAATCATCTCAAACCTCTCCCTTCTTTTTTAGTTAAACGGTAGTCCTTCATCTTCCACATTATCTGGAATATTCATAAACCCTTCATATCCACCTGCAGGTGCCGGTTCTGGAGCTGGCTGCGTATTCTTCTTGCTTTCCACAAACTCCTGCTCATCCACAACTACATCCGTTGTGTACACCTTCTGTCCATCCTTATTTGTGTAGCTACCTGTCTGGATGCGTCCAGTAACAGCAATCTTTGTTCCTTTGTGCAGAAATTTCTCAGCAAACTCTGCTTTTTTTTTAAAGCTAATACAGTTGATGAAGTCTGCATTCTGACCGTTATCCTGCTTACGGTTTCTGTCTACAGCCAGTGTATATCTGGCTACCACCATTGTCTCTTGACCCTGCGTATAACGCACTTCAGGGTCTTTGGTTAATCTTCCAATTAAAATTACTTTGTTCATACTGAACCTCCTAAATTTATTTGATATGCTTTTCAACGTGATCTAGCTTTATCTTTTTAAGGTGGCTGGTGGAAACTTATCTTTTTTATTTTTAAGCAGCACTGCTTCTGCAATTTTGTGTAAAATGGTGGTTACTTTCGTTTCTTTTTACCTCCAACCTTGTATTTCATCAGTAGATACTTATAGCCATCAATGATTCTCTGGATATCTTCACTATTTCTTTCTTGCCCTCTGGCTGCCTTTTCTTTCATCCACTCTGGCTCTACACCAGAATATGTAACTTCTTGCACCAGATCACAATCGTCTGATGATGTGAAATACTGCACAAATGTCTTGCACCTGCAGAAACCTTCAAGGCACAACGTTAATCTGGTAATTTTGTCCATAATCTCAGTGAAATCATACGGAACATGCTTTCTTGGCTTGTATAATCTGATGATCTTACCGTCTGTAAGCTCTACAATGTAGCCACATCTTCTTTTTGAAAACTCCTGCATTTCTCTGCTACACGGATATACCTCGGTCTTAACGATCTGCATGTACTTCTTTCTCAGCTCCTTCTGTGTCATTTTCACGTCTTCCTTTCTGCACTATATCTCTTTGATTTTTACGCCTAGAATCATATTGATCAGAACTGGAACACCTCTTTCTTTAAAGTTTTATTCTTTTCTTTCTCATTCCTAGTTCCCTCTGCCTTGTAAGAGTATACATAAGCTCTTCCTCTGGTCTTGTTTCCTGCTTAATCTTCAATTTAAACATTGTTCGCATAGCTTTGAGAAGATCTTTTCGCTCTTTTTCTGTCATGTCAAGTTCAAAAGCAAGCGTAGGTACAATTAACTTTTCAGCCAGTAAGGTTTGCCGATTTTTCTTCACTTTGAAGCCCTTCTTTCCTTTAATACTGAAACACTCCTGCGTCCATCCTTTCATTGTATCTTTTCTCTGCATAGTATCTGAATGTGTAGTATTCAAGACCACATTTCTTTGCAGCTTCGCTGCATCCAATGTCCCCTTGCTCCCATTCCAGATATACGTCTGTAAAGTTTGGCGGAAGAATCACTCCTCTCTGGATTCCCTTCCTCTGCTCTCCAATCTCTTTCAAGCGGATATTTGCATACTTACGGAATGTTGTATGCGACATCCCACATTGTCTAGCTGCCTTTTCGTCTGAGAGCAATCCGAGCTTCCATTGTTCAAAGCAATCATCAAACATTGGTGGCAAAGGCTTTGGCGGTACTTTGTTACCTGTCTTGACGGTATGCCTATCACCTCTCTTCGCAAGCTCTTCTCTCGCGTACCTTTCAAAAGTTGTAACGCAAACACCTATCTTCTTTGCACCTTCTGGTCCGGTTAACTTTCCATCCCTCCAGGCAATGTAAAGCTCCTCTGGAAGCGTAGTTTTTTTTGCAACAAAGTTTGATCTATGACCTGCTTGTTTTTTAGGTGCCTTTGCCTTAGCTGTATCTTGCCAGTGTAGCCAATTTTTATACATTGGGCGCTGGCTAAATTTTGAGCAGTGATATCCTAACTGGATATTATGCGCACGGTTATCAGCTTCTTCCGCAGCTTCTTCTTTACTCAAAAATACTGCCCTTCCAAGCGCCAATCTCTCCCAATGATGTATATTGTTCGCGTTATTTCCAATATCACGTTTTTCAGTTATCGCATCAAAATGTGTGTCTGTCACGGCTATAACAACCGATTCAACAACTTCAAGTCCGTAGTTGTCGAACCCTTCGAATCCTTTCTGTTTTAATTCATAGTTGGTTAATCGGTATTCCTCTACGTGATAGACAGGAGTTCCGATCTCAATCTCGTTCATCTTGTGCCTCCTTTATCAGTTTTAGATCATATCCACCTTCTACAAACTCTTTAGTGAACTTGTGCCTGATACCGTTGCCTAAGTACTGGTATATATCAAGCATGTCATCATCAGAAAAATTTGTCTGCAGATACTGGTTTATACCCTTTCGGGTTCTATTCCAGAATCTTACGTTCCTTATGTGTTGCTGATAAACCATTGTTTTGCAAGCGTCCCTTGACACATATTCGAGCAATTTACATTTAAGATCTTCTTTGCTCTCAATGTCAGCTATGGAAAAACCAGAACGCTGCTTGTTTAAGAGCAAGTATCCATCGCTGTTGATACTGCTACCAGGAAAGCATTTCATAAGCTTTAAAATTTCATTCAAAATCATAATTGCTCCAATCTATCTTCTGTCCGCAGTACGGACAGTGTACGCAAACTCCTGCTTCTGATTCATACCGTGTGCCACATGTCGGGCAATACCATTCGTATACATTTTCGTTTGATGCACAGATGACTGGTTCTTCTGCAATTGCTTTATGCATGTCTCTGTTTTCGAGAATGTTGTTGACTATTTCACATGCCGTTTGTAGGGGTACTACACGACAATAGGTATGTGGATATGCTGTCGTAACCATCAATTCACTATTGCTAACCAAAAGGTTTTTTATTTCATCACTTTTTGCAATAGACATTTAACAATCCTCCCAATCAATCTTCTGTCCACATTTTGAACAATAGGAAGCAAGGCAATCATTTATGATGTTTCCACATACAGAGCAGCTACATGCGTTCTTGTCTGCTAGAATAACCAGTTTTTGTGGAATCTGCTTTTTAAGAGCGCTATGTGCCTTCATGAATACAAACGCGGTTCTCATTGATTTTTCAACTGCCTTGTAGTCCTTTTTCTTCAATGCTTGCTCAGTTGCTCTGGTGCAAGTATCAAGTTTCTTCTTTAATATCTTCACTGCTTCTTTATTGCTCATTTGCTTTTCCTTTCTTACAGGAACGGACATGTTTCGTAATTAAACAATTGCCAGGTCTTACCTGCTTCTGCAGCGTCCACATTTGCCATTCCTGCGACTTTTTTTATTCTTGTGACCATTTCTTTTGGCGCTGCATTATTTGCGCTTAAATGGCAAATAATGACGTTCTGGAGTGCGTTTGTTGTGTTAGCTTTTATGAAGCCTGCACACGTTTCTAGCTCCATATGCCCCTTGATAACATGTAATCTTTTTCCGGTAACATCCTCTGAAATGTACTTCTTTTGGTAATTGCAAGACACCAGGATATGGTTAATATCCTTAAATCGCCACCTTACAAACTCTGTATCAGTAATGTAGAGCATTCGCTCCATCTCTGGATGCTCGATGATGAATCCATAGCATGGACACTCTGTACCGTCTGCATCGGTATGTTTGAAGTGTCCATGCACATCATTCATTGGAACTGATACAATTCTAAATTCGCCATATCCACCGATATAGGAGTTGTTTTCATAAGGTTTGTAGACTGGGATTCCCATTTCTTCCAGATCACTGACTGCTTCCGAGTGATCTCTGTGTTTATGTGTAATAACGCATCCAACAATATCAGATACTTTCCAGTTGCAGCCCTTTTTGATCTTCATGATCGGGATTCCTGCATCAAGAAGAAGCATCTTGCCTTTGCTATCCTTTAAAACATAGCAATTACCAGAACTGCCGCTGGCTAAACACGTTAGAATCATCTAAAAAACTCCTCTCTTACATTCACACCTTTAATTGTGCTTTTCTTTCTGAATGCCCAGCTGACATCTTGTTTGTCTCGCTCTTCTTTGCAACAAGTAAATTTCTGACAAATCTCTGGTCTAACTGGATAGATCGTGCACTTTTCTGTTGGCTTGCTTTCATCCAAGAATGGACAGGTAAGGTCAACTAATCGTTTCTCTGCACATGGAATCTGGTGTTTGCACTCGGAAATATGATGTTGCTTTATATACCGATGAATTTTCTTAATTTCTTTGCCACTCATCGGTAACAGGTTCGAACAACATTGTCCACACTGGCTACACTTACCGTCTTTCGTGAAATCCATCAAACCTTGACGCATGTTGTTGCTAATCTTCTCGAAAAGTTCTATGTCGTTCATCCCTCCACACTCTCAATGTGGTAGCGACCGTAACCGCTAGTTCTTCCACTTCCAATTCCGTTTCCAAAACCTGCAAGACGAATAATATTTAATATCTGTTCCAGGGAATACGCATTCTCTGTATACTGAATGGTGAATGTTGCACTCCATCCGCTGAATCTATTCAGCCGTACAAGTACTGGAGCACCTTTCTTTGGTGACATAAGCTTTTCGTCAATAAAATGCTCTGCAAACTTGATCGGAACCAAATTGCCCTTTGCAATGACATTTACAGCGGCATTGAATTTAGTCGCGTAAGTGTCAATCTTGTTCTGCACAACAGCCTGTCCAAATGACTTTTTCAGACCAAATGCTGTAATACATGGTGCATTGTTAGTCAGTGCTTTTCTTAAGCCCTCTTCCGTGAAGTCTGTAGGCTTTCCATCATACCAGTGCATGGCGGTGATCACTTCTTCCCACACATTTGTAGCTGCTGTGTCCTTAGCCTTGTTCTTTCTCTCATCAGTCAGCTTTCTGGCACTGCAATCATTCATTTTATTGAGTACCAAATCTCCATCACCTGCAATAGTAATTCTTGCCTGCTTGATGCTTAACGGCTTCAACTCGATAACCTGTGTTTCTTCCTTCTTTGCCATAATTTGTTTTCTCCTTTTTTGTTTTGGTCTAAGCTTTCGCTCGAGGCGCGACATAAGTGTTATGATGTTCTGCTTTGTAATGTGATGTTCTGTAATGTTCTGTTTTGCGGCTTATGCCGCGTCTCAAATGAAAGCTTCAAGTGTTCTGATAACACTTGCAGACAACATGAAATGTGATGTTGTGTGTTGTATTGTATTGTTCTATGCTGTACTGTTCTATCCTACGATAGGCAACTCATGCTGCCTGCAAATGCTACCAGTTTGTTTTGTCGGTATCCACTCGGTACATGGCATAAGAAATTTACGGTGCTGTGTTATGTCTTGTTATGTCCTGTAAGATGCTGTCTTATGTTATTATGTGCTATGATTTGCTTTGTGGCTTATGCCACATGCAGAATGGATACCTTTTGTTTTTGTGTTATGTTCTGATTTATGAGCTAGTATGAAGCGGTAAATAATCTGCTTTGTTTTGTTCTGTAATGTTTTTTTCTACGATGTATTGTGCTGTTTTGTTTGATATAATGCTTTTATCTTATTGAGGTTTACTTACCACCTCGTGCTAGCTCATAAAATTTGCTTAACTCGAATGCTCTGTGAATGATGTAATGTTGTGTCGTGTTATGTTCTGTCCTGTGCTGTTATGTTTTTGGCATATGAGCCATTTCCTTTCTCAGATGGTGCATACCGTTACACCATCCACAGAACACTCGAATTAAGCATTGAAACTGTTTAAACGGCTATCTTGTCGATTTCTTCAAAGACACTCTCCAACTCAGAAAGCGACTTATACCGATTTTGAAAGCTTCTCAGCTCTGCGTAAGCCCTCTGTAGCAACTTCTGATACTCGTCCGGTTGCGTTGCAAAATGTGTTGTTGGCATATACACATTTCTCTGACTCGTGATCTGGAAGTGCCTAATAGGTGGTTTATTGTCCTGCTTTGGTACAACCACTAAGAACTGGATAAGCTGTCTTGCCTGCTGCAAGCGATATTTCTCTGCCGCTATGCTGTCATTCCATTCAAAGCACTTGTGTAGCTCTGACTGTTCGTCTCTTGCTTTCTCAAGTACTTGTTCTGGCGTTATCTCTGCATCTCTTCCGATTTCGTCCAGGCACTTTGCAGCGTTGGCTTTGAAAATCCCTTCTATTCTCCATTTAATTTCTTCGTCCATAGGCTATCTCCCTACTGCATAAACGCTGGGAGTTCCTGCTGACCATCTGCATCAGCTTTTAACTCTCGATTTTCAGTTGCAGGCTCAACAAATGTTTCTGAATTTGCTTCATTTTTAATTTCGTATGCAACATTTTCCTGCTCAATTTCAATTGGAGAAATGTCCTCGAACTGATCAAGCCTGTCAGATATCTCGGAAATATTACCATCTGTACTCGTATTTGCGATCATTTTGCACAAACGGTTGATTACAGTTTTCTTTGACATCTGATCTTTGAATTTTGTGTGTGTACTGGCAGCATCCTCCTTCAATCCACCCATTCGCTGATTCCATGCTTTCTTCAACTGGTTAATGTTCATAATCTCCACAATCTGGCTTCCATCCATCATTTTTGCAACAGCATAAGCGCCTTTGATTTTGTCATTGTCAATGTTCATGAAGTCCTGCGTATGCTCATCAATAACTTTCTCACCATTAACAATGTGATACTTAAATGTATCGCCCTCATAGATGATCTCTGCGCTGATCTTCTTTAAGCCGTTACGTTTTGCCAACGTAATATTTCCGAAGTAAGATTTCTGGAATTGGCACTTTCCACCGTAGGCGATAAAATATCCCTGCTTTTTGTTAACATTGAGCGCCAATGTGGCCATTTCCATAAGTGAATTTACAATACTAGCCTGTGAGCAGCTTTCAAGAACCGGACGTTTATCTTTATCAACTGTCTCTTTTAATATCAGATACGCTCCAGTTAATGCATTTGCTACGTTGTAGTCTTTTGGAAATGTCAAGCCAAAGTTCTCTTTCTCTTTTAATTGGCGTACAAGCCCATCAATAAGACCATTATTTACAATTAAACTGGCCTGCTGATTTCCTGCACTTAATGCTTCTGCTTTAGCCGCTGCCATTATTCCTCGCCCTCCTTGACTTCCTTGACCTTGATATCTATCTTGTTTAATAACTCACTCAATTCCTTAAATGATTTAAGTGTAAAACTGCTAAACATCACGAGTGCGATAGCGTCTTTTGCTAAATCACCTGAAAAATATGATACTTTGCCTTGTACCACTTTAAACTTTAACCCTGTTGGGAAAAGCTTGTTATCACCTTTTACAACTTCGACTGTGCCATTGTAAGGAACCGGCTGCTTTTTCTCTTCCTGCTCCGGCTCTGTGCCCTCTGCACTGTCTGTATCATTATTCTTGTCAGCCTTTAATACATCTAGTAATTCCTGCGCAGCGTCTCTGAGCGCTTCCAAAAAACTAAGATCATCTCTACTTTTGAAAAATCCCAATCCTGTTTCTTTGGTTTGATTGTCTTTAATAATAATCATTCCTATACATTCTCCAGCACACACCTCAAATCTCTCACTCATAATTATTCTCCTTGTTCAATTTTATTGTTTTCTGGCACTCTTTTAAGTGTCTTGATATTGCTTCTTCCATAGGCTTCTATCCATGAAAGGTCTACTGGCTCGTCTACTACTGTGACTTTTGTGCCGTTTGGAGTTACTGCTTCGTCTCCAGGCTTTAAATCTTCCTCTGTCACAAAACAATAGCTTCTTTTACTGCCCTCGTATCGGGCTTTTACATAATTACTCATTAGCTTTCTCCTTTTAATAATTTTTACTGTTTAATTTCTTTTGCAAAGATTGATGGAGAAAAGATACAAACTGGACGAACGCCGCACCTGCCGTAGCAACCGTAGCTGTCGACGTAGCCAGACGAAAAAACAGCGGCAGTCCACATATAATATTCGTTGCACGGCGTACTCCATGGAGTAAGTAACCACCAGTAATACTCTTCGTTTGGAATCAGACTTCTATATTTTCTGTATTCGTCAAGAGTAAGCAGCGAAACCTTGTCTTTACATGCTCTGTATTGATTCTGTCCATCAACAGACAGCAAATCCCTCTCAAATTTAATAACATTCTCCTCTCCAATTTCATTTTCTATTTTTTCAAGGAGATCACTATTCAGATGCTGACGTAGTTCACTGATTCTCCAGTCATTTATGTCTGGATCAAATCTCGTCAACTCTGATTTTTCTGCAAGGCACATGCAACCCGAATCAAGAACATCAAGGATTTTCCATTTTAGCCCTGCAAGCTCGAACTGATTGCCTGCTTTAGGCTCAACGCCAATTTTTCTTTTTGAATTACCTTCTAAAATGTTTACTCTTTTCTTTAGATCATTGAACTGTTGTTGCAGTTCTTCTAATGTCAATTCAGCCATTTATTTTCCCTTCGATACAAAGATGTTAGATTTTAAGATAAAAACTGGGCGAACACCGAGGCTGCAGTTGCAACTGTAGCTGCGGATGACGCCGGACAGAAGAACAACAGCCATTGAACGATTGTATTCACGGTTTGGACTAGTCCATGCTGTACAAGTCCACCACCAATCATCCAAATCATTATTAACAATCAAGTTGTTATACTTTCTGACCTCGTCAAAAGTGAGCAGGCGAACTTTGCAAGTCAGCTCCCCATAATTATCCTTACCATCTACTGTCTCAAGGCTAACTCTGTGTTCCACAAGATTCTCTGCTCCGACTTCATTTTCAATAGTTGGCTGAATTTCAGCTTCGATGTATTTTCTAAGTCCAGATATTTTGTAATCCACTGTATCATCTGCAAATTTTCTGCCTTCTGCTATAAAATTCTTTGAGATAACCTTGGTTTTTCTTTCGTACTGTTCGAGGACAATATAATCATTCTCTCCAATGCAAAATGTTTTTCCGGCTTTTAAGCTTTCCAGTTTAACCTTGTTACTCTGCTCTCTTTCTTCAAGCATTTTTACCAATGCTCTTGCAGTTTCAAGTTCTTTGCTCATGTCTATCTCCTTTCTACAGCCGCGGTGACTTGACCAAATCACGCACAACTCTATATTTTGAAATGTTTTCTCCATCTTTCTCGACAAAGTAGAATGCCCCATCATTCGGCTCTCTGAAACCGCTGTAGTATTTTGCATTTACTACTGCTGCATCCTGCTCTTTTGAACGGCTGCACCATTCGCGGATTTCTGCGCCGAGGTAACTTTCTCCGCTGTTCACTACAACCATTTGCTCTCTCCTTTCTTTTCTTCTCTGGTGGATTGTAGCAATCTATAAACTCGTGCAAGTCATATAAGCTGCATCCTCTAAATTTCAATGTTTCATTTTGTTTCCATAAGCGTTCTGCTCTCACACCAAATTCATCCGAAAAGCTCTGGATCAACCCCTTCATGGCTTTCTGCCTAGCTCTTTTAATTTCTGTTGCCGTTCTTTCAGACTTTGGCATTATTGCATCCACTCTTCTATAGATATGTCCAATCAGCTCTAACCGCTGCTCCTCTGTTAACTTCATATGCTTACTGTAACTGGCGATAAATCGCCTGAATGATCTTGGCATCATACAACGCATTGTGTTTTACTCCTTTAGGAAGCGGCTTTCCCAACTTTGTTAAGAGTTGTTCGCGTGATAAATCAAAAGCTTCCTTTTCAGAAATTCTTAGCACCCTTGCAATGTCCTGATTGATGTCGTGGCAACTTGCTGATATGTAATTAGGAAGCTCCAATGCGGAACTTGCCAGAAGATCAACCAGTAAAACAAAATCGTAATGAGATACATCTGACACAAATTGAATATCGCTCTCAAAATGTTCAAGCCATCCAAGAAGTGATTCTCGTACCTCATATTTGCTACCAACCACAAATACAGTGTTTTCCTTGTCTAGCAACTCTGCAAGCTCTTTGTTCTCACCCTTTACCACTGTATTTGCTAGTACGTTCTCCTTGATCCAGGGTGAAACCTGATAGTCAGCAAAATCATTAAATTCTGCGTAAAAGGATTCGCCACTTGCAGATACAATTCCAATACTTATTAGAGTTGTATCTTTATGCAACCCTGTAAACTCTGCATCAAAGTACAGATTTATCATTTTCTTTCGCTCCTTCCTTTTCTTTATATTCCTCTGCCTGCTCCATTCCAATAATGTAGGCAAGCTGTTCTTCTGTTAAACATGGAAGCAGCCGTGTTGCTGTTTCAAGCAATTGTTTTTTGCTTTCCCCATGGTAAATAAAAATTGTTGATCACTCTCCTTCTTCGTTGTCTTCAATGTTGTTTGGATTGAGCATTATCATTAACAGCTTCTTCCAAGCAAATGATGTGTTTACGGTATATCCATTTGCGGTTTGATACTACATATGTACCACATGTGGGTACTTCGCTTTAATTACCGCGTTTACCGTTGCCGGCGTTCCGTCTGGCGTTTTTACATTCAGCACAACAGTGTCGCCCTGCTTTGCTGTTTCTTTCAGCAGCTCCGTGTCTTCGCTCATTTCTCCGCTCAAATGCGGCAATATTTCTCTTAGATTCATACATTTCCTTTCTATATGGCTCAGGCATTCTAGCCCAAGCCACGATTTCATAGCCAGAATCTTCAAATCCGCCGTCTGGCAAATTTGCCTGGCAGGCTTCGCTTGAAACCCACCATCTAAATCTGCCCTTTGGGTCTGGACCCCAATAATACTCGTGGGTGAGTCTAGTCTCGCCCCATCTGATTGTGCACAGCAGATAGCCTGCGGTCTTATCTGGCATCTTTTTAGTCATCCAGAACATCTTTTATCACCTCTCTTAATTTATATTTGCAACATTTCTTTTTTTCTTACGATGTTGTGACTGTGTTCTCTATCCAGCCGAGCAAATAGTTATTCTGGATACTAGAGCAGCTATTTGTCACTTCGCTCAACTTCTTCAAAGTGCGCTTTTTCTGCTCTGTCAAAAAACGATACGTCGTCGTCTTAGACTTTTCTCTTACCTTTTTATCTGTCATCACGCCTGCACCTCCTTCCTGCATGTTTCCAATCTTTCAATGTAACTAATCATGTCTGCAAAGCTTTCTGCTCTGTACAAGATTGCTCTGTTTGTGTCAGCAAGTAGTGTGTATGCACTATCAAACTGGAATATGTAATACTTATGCATTCCCTCGTAGTACATGCAATCTTTAAGTACTACGAACTGGTTTATATCAAGCATTGTTTGCTCCTCTCTTATGTAATTTCTGCTATCATTTCTGCCTTCATCCTGGCGAACTTGTTAATAAAATGGATTTGCCCTTTGCCAGTTACAAGTGTTGTTCTTGTGATTCTGACGCTTCCGTCTGGATTCACAACGGTACGTTCCTTAACTTCAAAGAGTTTCTGTTCCATCGCCTTCTGTGTCGGCATGTTTTTACTGCCGCCACTTTTAATCAGGTAGTCATTTTGACGCATCCACTCAAAGAGTCTGTTTTGCCCGATCTCATGACCATTCTGGCAAATCAGTTTTGCCATGTCTCCAATTAGAATTGAGGTCCTGCTAGACTCCACTGCATCTGCAAAGATTTCTTTAGGCTTCATGCGCTCTGTGTCTGCAATAAGTACCTTGTTATCTGCCTTGAGCTTATCAATCTCGTTGTTGGCAATCTTTAAGGCTCTTGCCATTACCTGCTCTGGTGTGTTCCATGCCTTTTCGAGATCAATGAAGTACTGGCGGTACTGCTTGCCCTTTTCGGTACGCTGAATCATGCAGATCTGCTTTGCCATGTCAATGGAGATTTTGTAGTCCTGCAATTCCTGTCTTGCTAGGGTGTTAAATTCTTTACACCCTACATAATCTGTATTTTCTTCGAATCCATATTGTAACTGGCGATTAAACCATGATTGAAAACGTTCAGAGATCTCCAATCCCTCATGCAATTCTCTAGCTGATACAGTAGGCTGCTCTGACTCGTAGTTAATTCTCAAGAGTTCCATGTTTCGGCTCCTTTCTGTTTAATTTTCAATGTCCGTTTGTTTGTTACACTTACAGTATAGTTTATTAAGAATACTTTGTCAATAGTTTTTTGATTGTTTGGTAAACTTTTTGGTTGACTTAACAAACAAAACTTGCTATAATAATAATGGAAGGAGGTGATAAGATGGAAACTACAATAGGCGAGAGAATAGCAATGGTGCGAAAAAACCGAGGCTACACCTTAGAGAAATTTGGAGAAGCCATTGGAATAAAGAAAGGTTCAGTTAGTCTACTAGAGCGTGGTATCAATACTCCAGCTGACAGAACGATTTTCATGATTTGCAACAGATTTAGCGTAAATGAACAATGGCTCCGTACCGGAGAAGGCGATATGCTTAAGAACGTTACACCATCAGAAGAGATTGCATCATTTCTTGGCACGCTTGCAATAGCAGGCGACGAAAATTTCAAAAAGCGTTTAATCCTTTATCTTGCGCAAATAAAGGATTCAGACTGGGAGAAATTGGAACAAGTGCTTGATACTCTTCTTGCAGGAAAAGATATCATCTTTCCGCCAGGCACCAATGACAAACAAAACTAATTAACCAGACAGTGGGTATCCGTAATGCGGATACCCATTTGTTTTGTATACAAGGCGAATTTCTGGTTGCTATTTTGTGAAAACCTGTTTATACTATTTACATAGTGCAACACAAGCACAAAAGGAAAGGAAGAAAAGGACATGAAAAAGAAATTTGTAGCTGTACTGTGTAGTTGTATGGCATTGCAAGCAGTGCCAGTATTTGCAGAAAGTGAAGTAGAGACAGAAGCAGAAACTTCTGTTGATTATGAAGCAAAGTATAATGAATTGCTCAAAGACTACAACGATCTTCTTAAACTATATAATGAATTGCTTGAGGGTGATGAGGAAGAGAGTTCTGAGGCAGAAACCGAGGCTGAACTCCAAGACGGTGATATCCTGTTCAAGGATATTCCGTGGGGAACAAATTTTGCGAGTGTGCAGAGCTTAACACCAGAACTTAACCTCCAAGCATCTATAGATCAGACGCTTCCTGTCTATTCAGTTGATGATATTATCTATGGTGGAATTACTGGTGTTGACTATGATTCGACTGGTTTTATGGCAAGCGCTTTCGCTTCAAACTATCAGCAGCCAGCCTTTGGATATACAACATCTTCTGTATATGCGTATTTTGTTTGCCCTTCGGCAGACGGTGTAATTGACTATAATGTGGCAAATGCTATGCTGTACGGTGTTACATACGAATTTAATACAAATGATGTTAGCCCAATGGCAAATGATTTAAAAGAGCAATTAACAGCTACTTATGGTGAACCTTCACAGGATTATGACGAAGATTCTTTCTCAACTAAGGGCGGCTCATTTATATTTAATCTCTATGATGGTCATTTTACTATTTGGGAAACAAAGACCTGCATCTTATCAATCCACTCTTGCGATTATGGTAAGGATGCTGCCGCTCCAAGCACAATCCAGATTAACTATGCATGGAAAGATGCATCTGATATCTTAGAGCAGAATGATAAAATTGTTTCAGCCCAGTAAAACATTAAGAGGACACCCATTACTGGATGCCCTCTTTTTATTTTGTCAAGATATAATAGACGACTCTGAGTGTGCTCAATCTTTCTTCACTCCTCAAGAGCTCTCTGATCTTTTTCTTATAACACCGCATCGTTGCTTCTTCAGCATCTTTTTCAATCTCCTTTTCAATCTCCTTTTCAATCTCCTTTTCAGTTCTGCTTTCTGCCATTCATTGCCCTCTCTTTCTTCTATTCTTTCGTCATTGCCTGCGCGATCAGCTCACAGCGATATTTCTTTACGTCATCTCTATCTGTTAACTGATATAAAAAATCAAGCAATTCCATTTCGTTACGTTTTTCTTCCGGAATAAATGTAGATATATATGTAATCGCTCTTTTTACATATTCATTACCTTTTAATTCCACGATACTGTCTAAAAAACGTCTAACCACATCACACATATAATCACCTTTCCTTTGCAAATGTATCCACAGAAATCTCGTATGCAACTTTAACCATTTCTGTTTCATGTTCTCTTTTGATATACGTTCTGCTCTGGATTCTTCCAGACAGCCTAATCTTGTCTCCGACCTTTAAATTTGATGCCTTTCGGGCAAGCTGATTCCAAGCAATACAATGTAAATAATCGCTCTTGCCATATGGACGATTTACAGCAACTATAAGCTCACATAACTCCTTTTTTAATGGTGTTGTGCGATATATCGGTTTGCTGCATAAATACCCAGTCAATGCAATTTGGTTTCGGTGTTCCCCACTTTCTACTTTGATTTCGCGAACTAAAAAGTACTGCTGTACATGTCTTTTGCCGTCACTGGTGTAATAATTCTTGCTTCGCCATTCTCCAATCACTGTCACTTCATCCTGACGCTTTAAAGCTCCGATTCTATCCTTTGCAACAGCGATTGGTATTTCATCCTTTACTCCGCTCAGGCGGCTTGTCTCGATGGTGTTTGAACAAAAATCACTCTCCAAGCAGTCTAATGTTGTAAAATTGTCTAGTAATTTACCATGAATAATGGCAAAATTAACCATTGACTCTGTTACTTTGCGGTTGTAAACTGTCATCATTAGTAGCCTCCTTTCTCTTTTCTGCTATGGTATAGATAATAGCACTGGTGACTACAATTGTATTGACTTTGTTCACATTTTTTTCGGTCAAAGTTTTTTGGTTATTTTCCAAACTTTTAAGTGCCAGAAAACTTTGACTTTACCTTTTGTTTGATGTAGCCAATAAATTATACTTTTTGTTTTTGCTAAAGTACAATTTATTGTAAAAATGACATTTTGAACTAATATGAAGGGTGGTTTTTGACATGAGAAATCGAGTAGCTGATACTGAACGACTTATAAAAGTTATAATTTATGTGCGCAAAAATGCAGGATTGTCACAAATGGATTTGGCAAAAGCACTTGGAAAGAGTGTAGGAACAATAAAAAATTGGGAGAATGGTCTTGGTGCGCCAGACTTCCCGGCGTTGCTAGAGTGGTTTGATAGATGTGGTGTCGATACGGAAAAATGTCTTATGGCTATCTATGATCCAGATAAATATAAACGTATTTATCACCCTAAAAAAGATAGTGAGACACTGTCTGCTCTGCGGGAATACTTAAAGCATGAAGACGCTGCGTATCTGAAACGTCTGTATTACAATGTCTTTTGTGATACTGGATCTGATTGGCACGCACAACTTGATATGCTTACGGCATTAAACAAGTTGCCGCTTGCTGACCGTATAACGTCAGCTCAAGCATATCTCGATAATTTTTTAATTCGACAGGCACGTGGCGAGGTAAAAGATGCTTTTATAGAGCCTGATTTGAAACATTTAGAAGAATCAATACAGCAAGCAAAGCAATCTGTTTGTGAGAAAAAGGATTCCTATTTAAACAATTATAGGCAATAAAAATAGGGTGCATCATTACTGATACACCCTTTAAGCTTAAATAAAATATGTGATTGAAAATGAAATTGCTCCACTTGCATTATACGAGCTTCCGCCAGATGAAGTCTGGAGAACTTTGATTGTTCCATCTGTTCCAATTGAAATTGCGGCAGTTGGAGAATTATAATATCTAGCTGCTAAGTTAATTTCTTTTGTTGGTCTATAGCCTTGCGCCAGGGTTCCGAGCGTTTGGAACGCTGCTGTGGCTCCTGTAACTCCCATAACGACATTGACCATACTTCCTATCTTTCTGACACGTGCTCCAATATAGCTTACAGCAGTGATTCCACTACCCAATGTTATGTTTACCCATCCACTATCGGTCATCAAAGGCAAATCATTCTCATCAAGTATTCTGTACGCAGTACCCGATGTATTCCAGCGATATAAGCTTGAATTTTGAGCATTAAAGCCTACACTTCCGAGTCGCTTTCCACTACCGTAAAATCTTAACGTACTCATCATACCCGACGTGCAATTCAGACCCAGTACGTTTACGTTGCTGCTTTCGAGTGTACCTCCTGTTAACGGCAAGTAGTCGGTGTTTAGCTTAGATTTTTCTGATTCTGTAATCAGACCGGATTGTGTTGTTGATGCTAATGGGACCTTTAAAGTCATTGATAGCGTTCCCAAACTGATACTTCCGATTTCAACGCCGCTGCTAAATTCTGATTTCAAAGTTGCGTTTCCTTCATGAAGGATTTTAAAAGTATATAAGTCATTTCTAGCGTATATTGGAATATCGTTATACGTGGTTCCGTTAGCATTCAAGTAAATTGATCCACCATCTGATCCTATTGTTACATCATGCTTCGCAGTTATTCCTACCGCACCATTTCCGCCTTGTAGTGTTACTCCCGTAGGCGAAAAAATGATGCTGTTATCGTCCGTGCTGTATAATACATCTTTGATTCTTGTTCCAATTATGATGTTGTTTTGATTTGCTTCAATTATAAAGCTTTGAGTGTCAGAATATGGGCTATTAACAGTAAAAGACCGGTTAAAGATCGCATCAAGTCCGGTTATGGTTCCGGTTGTTATGCTGCCAGCATCAAGATTTATCAAGGTTACCTTTTCTGCATCGAGAATGCCTGCTGTTAGTTTATCAGCAGACATATCCTGAATTTTTGCATCGGTAATTTGCGCATCACCAATCATTACACTTGTTATCCAACCCTGCTGAATATTTGCTTTATCAAGTCTGGCAAATAATATATTTGCATCATTTACCGTGATCGAACTTGCCTGCAAGTTCGTGATCTTTGCATCTACAGCGTTTAACTGATTGAATGTGGCTTTTTTTGCCGTAATTTCTTGAAGGCTAAGAACATCATCTTTAACCCGTTGCAACGCTATTTCAGATGGACTTTTCGTCTCTTTTTCTTCAAAGCCATAAGATGCCACTTCTGACAGTAAACCACCATCAAATGTAATGGTGTGCTGCATCACTGGAACATCTATAAGATTATTTTTGGCATCAACTATTGTAACAACATCACCTACGTCAAGCCTCGGATCTCCCATAAATGAAAATGACACTGGATAATAGCTCATATCCTTTATTTTTTTAAGGATTTTATTGAGCCATTCCTGTGTCATTACTGGGTTGCTTAAATTTGTATTTATATTTGTTCCTGATTCATAATGATTGTTCTCTGTATCGCAGCTGATGCCTGAGATTTGGCACATCGTTTCTGATTGCAGCAGATCATCAAAATATCTATTGGTCTTAATCAGATACGTGTGTGATTCTTTTAAAAATTCAATGGTATTATAAATGAATGATAGGTTCTGGTCTTTTAAATAGCTGCCTGCTGTATCGCCTATTTTCCCTGGGTGATCAGTTGTTAACGCTTCGTACCATTTAAACGTTACTTTTCCGTTTCTGTCGCATATAGCAAATGTACCATGGAGTTGTGCGATGTATCCAACCACCTGCTGCATTGTGAAACCATCAAACGGCTCTTTGTATGATTTTTCTCCTGACTGGTCGTTAACCGTCAATATTTTATCTATCATCAGACTATCAGATAATTTGCTTGTGTCAAACTCAACACCTGCCTGTTCACTTATATCAGTCAAAAATTCTTTGCTTTCTACTGGATAGTTTGTAATTTTGCTTTTATATGCTTTAGCTAACTTTGACTCTAGCCTGTCATATGCTGTAAAAGTAAGCAGATTTCGGTCTTTTTTTTGCTCTTTTATTGTAAAATACCCCATTGGTATCCATTCTATAGCGCCATCAGCTGTTGCTCCGATTTCAAATCTTATTTCCGTACCTTTTACAAATTTTTGCGATTTTGTAAACATAGATACTTCTATTTTGGAAGCTATAGCTCCACCCACATAAAAATAGCTATCAGGAGTTGAGAAATTTGTTTGCACTATCTCTTGGATTCCATCTGATATTCCGTTTAGCCTTGCGTAGAACGTTCTTCCGCTGCCTGATATAACTTTATCTAATGCTTCTGATACCTGATACATGACGATTTCCTTTCTCTAGCACGGTATACTCCGTGCTAGATATTTGCTTTATTTTTTATTCTCTGAGGATGTATCTTTTTTCTTCTTCTGTGAGAATCTTCATCCCTTTAATCTTTTCTGCCGACACCTTTCCACTTTTGTACAGCCTTTTTAAACTCTCTACCAAACTTCTCATGCCAGTACTCCTTCCTCGATCAGCTGCAAGGTATATGCATCTATCATTTCTGTTGCGTATCTTGTCATTTCTTCGCTTGGCTCTGTATCGCCTTCATAATCAAGATATTGCTCTGGGGCCTGAATAATCTCCTCTTGCGTCAGCTTAAATGTCCTAAATATATTGCCATCATACTCATACATCGTCTCACTGCTGTTTTCTGGACCATCAATCGTAATCTTCTGCTCATCTGTACAAATGACTACATCCATTCCTTTTTCAAGCGGATAGAATGCTGCACTTAACTGTGGCAGCGTAAATCTCATCTTTTCCATAATTGTTTAATCTCCTCTCATGAGTGGATACAATTTCTTTGCATCTCTTTATATCTTCCGAGACATGATACTTTTGTTGAAAACGTTGTGTGTTTGAATGTTTAATAGCTCCATAACGCCCGATATAGCTTTTAGCCAATGATAGTGGCACTTCTTTCTTTTGGTGGACTCTTTTTCTTACCTTCTTTGCAGTCCTTCTAAATCTCAAAAAATTTGATGAGCGTACAGTAAGACTTCTTCTTGATATTTTTCTTCCTAAAATATCAATGTACGTAGCACTCAGATCAATGAATTTTGACGTTTCCTTAATTTCTAGCCCTAAAAAATCTGAAACATAACTTGAAAATCTTTTTACCGCCATTTTTAAATCCTTCAAGCTTTTCGAAACAATTAGCATATCGTCCATCTGAAACAGGGCATGAGATACAAGATTGACACGATTAGTAGCTCCGTTCATATGTTTTCTTAATTTGTATACCTGCTCATTAACATAATGACACGCATATGACATGTAGTAATTCGCAAGATATTGGCTAAGGTATGAACCGATTGATAATCCACCCTCAAACGAATCAATTAAGAAGAAAACGAGATGTATAACATCGTCGTTATCTACATCTCGTCTTAGCAGTTCTTTTAATTTACCTTTAGGTATGGTTTCGTAATAATGCCTGATATCTGCTTGCCATCCCCATCTTATATCATGGTTGTCTACCCATTTCTTAATTGCTTTTGCACCAAATTCGCATCCCTTGTTCTTTAATGCTCCGCATTGGTAAAAGCCTATTTTCTTTCGGAATAATTCTTTCATTGCATATACAGCTATATAGTCGTATATCTGTTGCTTTACATCTTGTATTCCTATTTTTCTAACCTTTCCGTTACACTTATCAACTTGGTATCTGTAACGAATTGGCTTTACAATATATTTCTTTTCGATAATCTCTTGTTGTATACCGTCTATAACAGTATTGATCAATCCTTCCATCATGAAGTGCTCTTTGCAGATCTTTTTTATGATTTCACATGGTAACTTTGAGTACTCTGAGAACATTCTTATAGTGTCCCCTCGGTTCATCTTTCCACTTATGCAATCTCTTACTGCTCGTTCAACCAATATTCTGTTAGTTATATCTATTCTTTTACAACAACGTTTCAAGTATTTTTTATCCTTTTTGTAAATATCGTTTAAATTCCGAGGGACGTTCGGATGTCTACTAGCCCCAACCTATGTCTTTCACATAAGTTATCGGAATGTCCGTCGGCATTCCGATTCCCTTTTTGTTGCCTATTTAAGTGTTGCTTATACAACAACGGAATTACATCCGCGAAATGCCACACTAAGTACCAACGTACTATTTTGTCCCGTCAGACATATAAAAGCAGAGAGCGTAGTTCCAGTTCGCATTCGTCACGTCGTTCCTGAGATTCGCGTAGGAGAGCCCGGCATTCGACCTGTTCCTGAGATTGCCGCGCCCGTGTGTGACAAGTCCTATATTAAAATTATTTCTGTATACTATTTAAAGGGGCAGCCCCCTCTTTTGCTTGCGCAAAATTCACCCCTAAAAGGTTCGGAATTAAACGCAGAGAGCGTAGTACCAGCCCGCAAGCGCCACGACGCCCCCGAGAAACGCGAAGGAGAGCCCGGCATTCGACCAGCTCCAGAGATAGCCGCGCCTCAGCGCTTCGCGCCAACCTGTTGCATTACCACCATTATATTGTCTGTCGCCAACACCGACTGAATCTCCTGAACCCTTGCTCTTGAACCATATAGCACCTGTAGACAAGTCTATATCAATGTCGCCAATCCAAAAATCATCAGTTGTTTCAAGATCTACAGTTGCGATTTTTGTCCAGTTCGTGGCAGTGCTTGACCATGCAGCAGTTCCTCTAACGTAGTAGTCAACCGTTGTTGCTGTGGTCTTGTTCCACAACTCGTTCATTGAGATATAATATGCACCAACCATATCTTCAATACCGCCAAGTTTGAATGCGTGTTTACCATCATTCTTGATATATCCATCCACTCCAAGCACCTTGTCGGTTTGCCCTGCATGTAATGGCATTGATGATATATATGTATCTTCTGTAATTGTCATATTTTGCTTACCGACATATACTCTACTGTTATCTGTTTCAGATATTGCTTCGATAGCTGTTATTTTGACTTTATCTGCGATATTTCGCATGTATGCCTGTCCACGATCCAGATTGTCTGTGTGACCAGTTGCATCTCCGATGGATACTGTTGCGCCAACATAAAAGCTATTTGCCTGCGCTGTTGGAATTACAACATAATTAACTTTTTCTCCAGTCTGTGCAACTTTAGTTTGCGCACTATATGAAACACATCCTTGAAAGACTTTCTGACTATTTTTTGTTGCATACTTCATCCATAGCATACACAGCAGATATGCCGTTCGCTCTGATCCAGAGCCATGATATCCTGTTCCTTTCTTCTGCAGCTCAGTATTTCCAGACTGGGCTGAAACAAAGTTATAAATTGCATTTCCAGATGATGAATATAAAATCCCGTCAATTTGTCCTGCATAGTATTTTGTCAAAATGCCATAACCGAGTTCTTTATTGCACCATGGTGTAACTGTTGTGCACTCCAATTCAGGATGCGGCTTCGTTGCAAAATGCACAATGTAATATGTGTCAAATTTTTGAATGCCCCAATAAGTTAATGGAACCATAACTCCAACATCTACTTTTCCAATATCGGAATATCCATTACCGCCTTTGATTGCTACTGGAGTCTTATTCTCTTGCTCATCAATCACAAAATTACAATCAATTGTCTGAAAAGCACTATGATTCGCAAAATCATCCTGCCCCTTTACAGTTTCTGTTGAAGGTACGGCTGTTAATCCAACTGATGCATTCATTTTTTCTCCACTCGGACTGGTGCTTGTCTCATAATAATAAAACTTTGTTGAGAAAACCTCGTCTGTTGCTGTTTGTTCCCAGAAATTCTTCCAGTCAAACTTTGAAACATCTGTTACTAGTGTTTTTACCGTTTTTAAAAGATTTAAAATCTCTTGTGATGTTGACTCCATTGCCACGTCTACTGCCACTGCTGCCATTTTTTATCCTCACTTTCCATCGTCATACATTACTCTCAGTCCACCACTTTCATTTATACTCAAAGTAATTCCCTGGCCATTTGCTTTCTTTGCAAGTTCCTTTGTTAAATCCGCTATATTAGTTTCTTGAGTTTTTGATGCAGCCTTTAATTCTTCCACATCTTCCCAATTTGCAAGATATATTATTTTGTCAGCCATACACCTTCCTCCTCTACTTTGTTATCCTTGCAGCCAAGCACCCTTTGGCTAAGTCGAAGAAAAATTCTATGCCAGTACCATCGGCCTTTGTTTTTAGCGCTGTGTCCTGTTCTGTATTCTTCTTTTCAACCTTTGCGAATCTATCTCCAACTGCTTTTGCATCAGCTGGCATGTCTGCTTGTGACAATGTGGTATCTGTAGCATCTCTAAAGGATTCTTTTACATTTGATCCATCAACTTGCATTACGCCTTCTGCGCTGTCATACACAAGAAAAGTATCTGTGGATTTTACAGCCGTTTTTTTCTTATATTCCGTCCATAATCCCATAATGATCACCTAACCTTGTTCATCAAATTTAATGGCTGCGCACTGTTTTTCTGTATCATAGTACAAAGTCATTCCTTTTCCTGTTACCTTTTTGCTCAATCCATCCCCGACTGCTTTTGCATCTGCAAAGGCATCAGGAATAGTAAGTGATTTATCAGTTTCCAACGGATGAGTCTTATGATACTTTTCAACAGCCGCATCAATTTGATCTTCCGTTACAGTTGCATTCTGAACCTTACGATTTAAAATACCAATGACGTCTTCTGGTTTCATATTTACTCCTTAAATCTTGTTCCAAGTTGCCGTTGACTCTTCGAATTTATAATAATCGCCAGTATCGCTTGCCAGAAAAGAGCTGCCTGTCGCAACATACGTAGGCAGCCTGCCTACATCTTTTGCAAGCCCCTCATAACTACGTATATTGCCTTGCGCAGACGTACATACCAATGTACCCATATCTGGCACTTCTTGACCAGGCTTATAAAACTGCCCATCTCGCTTCACCGTGTAATCATATGTCATGCTTTTTCCGCCTCACTTTCCTCAAGCATCATGCTAATTGCTTCAAATTCAAGCTCTGATGCTTCTATATTCTCGATCAAGCTAATTGGAATCTTATAAACATCTACGTCAACTTCAATTCCATCCAGTAATTCACCCAACTCTGATTCTAGGTTTTGCTCCATTCCCTTTTTAGGGACAATGTCACCATTTTTCTTTTTATCGCAGTACTTTTCAATCAATTCATTTCTTGATTCTTGAAAAGGAATCGCAGCTTTATCAAGCATTTCAACATTGCGATTAATTGCGTAAATTGCCTTAATCGGCTTTCTTGCGCCATTGTTTTTAAACGATAAAAGTCCATTGATTGTTTTTACCAGCGTTCTATTTGACATCTTCATTTTGACACCTCATTTTTCAATAAAATTTGCGGCAACGCCAACATATCTGGGCAGTATATCGGCGTATGAATACACCGGATATGTTGGCGTTCCAACATAAAATTTGCGCGTTTCTGTTTTCCCAGACTTCGGATTTCGGAAAGTGATCGGAAAAAATGGTGGTTCTATTGCAACAGCAAAAGCTGCTGCTTCTTCATCATCCAAAGGCGCCAGCACAATATTTAACTTAATTTTCTTTGCTATGATGTCACCCTCCATATCACCAGACGCAACTCGCCCTGTATTGCGGCTCCAGATGATGTTATCTGTTACCGTCAGGTCTTTAACTTTCAGCTTCAATCCACTTATGATTACGGTTTTTACCGGACCATCCATTGCATTGTTTCCCTCCTTTACGTTAAAAGTTGCGCCTTGCCTGTCTGCATAACACGTGAATTATTCTCGTTCTTCACTACTTCAAAAATGCGCCTTGCATCGCCTTGAAGTGTGACATTGACGGTTACATTTCCGCTGCCACCCATTTGTGACATTGCAACTTGCATTCCTTCTGCTACTGCACTTTGCATCACGCTTGCAAGCTGCGATTCGTTGAGTACTTCTGTCCTGCCGCCTACATGACCTACAAGTTCTGGTCCAGCCTCTCCTGCAATAAACATTGAACCTGCATTTACAGTACCACCTGCATATCGTGGAATGGCGCTAAAGCTTGACATGAAGTCTTTTGTAATAACTCCTCCACTGCTAAACTGCGGTATATCATGCCATCTTCCACCATAAAAAGCTCCACCTTCTGCTTTCCGTGCTCCCACTATAGATGATACAAGTGCGGTGATTCCAGACAATATCAATGAAAAACCAGATTGTTTTTGAACCTGATTTACGAGTCCGAGGATTCCAGGCAGTGATAAGTTGCCGCTTTTTGCAATATAACTAATCCACGCTCCAATTCCACTCAGTGTTAATCCGCCAGACTGTGCAGCAATGTTGCTGATCCATGCTCCGATTCCGCTCAACGTCATTCCACTGATTTGAGATCCAATAAAACTGATCCATGCTCCTATATCACTTAATGTC